TACTTTTTTCTCTATACCTAATAATTTAAGAGCCCATGCCGGTAACCAACCAATAAGCCCATCCGTTATTCTGCCCATTGGATCGTCACTAAATATAGTTCTAAATACATCAACAATCGATCCTACTATACCACCAGCAAGAGGTCCCATGATAGGTACAATAGCACCAGCATAAGCAAATTTCTTACCATAGGTTCCTGGGAATAAATCAGCAACCATTTTCGCACCAGTAAATTCGGCAAATTTATCATATAAACTTGCCATTTTATCTTGACCTAAGAACCCAATTATACCACCAACTGCTGTACCAATAAGGCCACCGGCTAAAGCTCCTGGAGGACCACCAATGAGGCCAATGCCTGCACCAATAGCAGCGTATTTACCCATACCTTTAAACATAGATGAGATACCACCTTCTTTGTCTCCCATAAACGCTTGTTTAAGAGCGCCAACAATTCCACCTTCTTTCCAACCTTTCATAGCATCAGTTATGAGTTCATACGCACCCATGAGTAATGTTAAAGGTAACGCAAGTTTACCTGCAGCTTTACCAGCAAGTTTTAATCCAGATTTACCAATACTACCTACTTTTGGCATAGCTTTTCCAAAAAGGTCAAATGATCCTTTACCAGCACCTTTTACAGATTTATCCGTACCACTTTCCATAAACATGCCACCAACGCCTTTCATACCTTTCCAAGCAAGTCCTCCAGCTCCTGACACTAAACTTCCTAATGCTCGTGGAGCAAACATTCCTGCAGCCATTAGTCCTGGTAATAATCCTCCACCCATTCCTAAACTTCCACCCATCATAAGAAGAGGTAATAACGTACTCATACCAGGCATACTCATACCACCTAACATTTTCTTAAACAAGTTAGCTTTTGGTTTACCAGTTTTTGTACCCTTACCATCATCATCGAGCGATTCAGTATTTTCGACAAGTTCTTTTAGATAATTATCGAATCTATCTAATGATCCAAGAATTCTATTAGACATTCGTTTCTTTTCAATTTCTTCTAATTCTTGTGCTGTTGTTCGAGTACTTGTTTTAGATGCGGTGACAACTTCTTCACCCTTATGAACATATAACCACCCATCTTCCTTAATTTTAGCACCAACAGCACCTGTTTTTTGTTTCGCCCGATCTGTTTTTGCTATTCCGAAACCCGGCAATGACATTTGATTCATATCTGCAATAGATTTCTTTTTACCGCCTTCAATTACTCTAAGAGCACCATATGGACCTGAAAGATCTCTAGATATAGCAGCAATCATTACTGGCAAAGGTTCCCTTTTCATAATCTCTGAATCTGGAAACTTAATCAACATACCCGGTCCACTGGTAGGAGATTTACCTCCGCCACCTGTTAAATCAGACCAATCCGGAATAACAGTACTCCCATGCATACCCATCTGAATATATGGCATATTAGATAATGTATCAAAGAACTTATCATCTTTAACATTCAATTGATCATATAATTTAGACGGTAATATTTTCTTAAGATTGTCTCTTATTCTTCCTTTATCTTCATTTGGTATTGTTCCTTTCGGAATACCAAACATAACTCTAGCAAGTTCTTCCTGATTTATATCACCTAACCCCATTTGTTGCATTTGAAGTTTGGCTTCAGGAATCATACCCATGGCACCACCGCCCATCATACCCATCAAGAGCGGAAATAATGCACCACCAGATAATACAGATGCCGCACCACCTAATCCAATACCTCCAGCAGTGGCTAATCCACCACCTTTCATCATTGCCATAAAACGTTCATATTTAGCACTGATATCAGTTTCATAGGCCGCTCGTTCTCTTTCAGTTTCTAATCCAAACCAACCAGGTACTGGACGAGCTCTACCTCTTTGTCTTACACCTCTTTGTCTAAACATTGCAGCTTCAATAGTTTCTTCAGGTGTAAGTGTTACATCTTCAATATCCAAAAATGGAGCAAATAATGCCATTTGTAAAGTATCTCTAAGACCAGTACCTTCTCCTGCATTTATTCTTTTTGCGGCCTCTAAAGGCATACTCTGTATTTTTCTAATACGTTCAGTTGCCTTATTAAGTCGTTGGTCTATACTTGATCCTTGATCAAAAAACCAAGATAGACGATCTATACTAGAACCTCGGAATGCATCTTCAAGAGCAAACTGCATTCTTTCTCTATCTTGTTTTGTTTGATCCGCGTAACCTTTTTCATCAAGGTATTTACCAGCAGTATAACTCCATATGCCTTTTTTGGATTCTGTGGAAAACGGTTCAATCCGTTTTGGTTTAATACCTGTTGATCCATGAAGAATTTGTCCTAGCACAACATAAATATTTGTTAATTCAGTTAACTGTCTCCACGCAACAGATCTCATTTCTTCCATTACATCAGGCAATCCTCTGCCCATGTAATCCGTTGCCATATCTTGTGGAGACTTATAAACACCAGCTTTCTTTCTGAGTTCTTCTTCACTTCCAAGAAGTCTAGAAGTATCTTCGCCACCTAACAAGAAATCTCTAGCACCACCCCAAACGCTACTAACAGCCCCTCTTACTTTACGTCCCATCGTAAAAGGCATTTTAGCAACATTTAAGAGAGCATTCACACCAGGAATATTACCTAACGATGCAGGTATAGATTTCAATCCATCTAAAAGTTTTCCTAAACCAGTTTTAGTAACATCATCGCTTTTGGCCATAGTATCTGATATACCATAACCAGTTCTTCTTATTGTAAGTAATTCGCTACCCATTAACCTTTGTAAATCATACGAACCACTAAGTAGCGTAATCATTTTTGCTTCATGGTTAGGAGCTAAATCAACAAGTTGTCTAGAAGTTAAATCTAATAACCTAGAATGGGCAATAGATATTCCTCTAGCACGAGCTAATTTAATATCTTCTTCTCTTGTACTACCTTGATATACTTGCTCTAATTCATCTTGAAATGCTTTCGGCAATTTTCCAGTCGATAAGAAATTAAACAACTGACTAAACGGATCATATTTAGCAATGAATTTAGAAGCGCCACCTTCTACTTTATCAATAAGAGTGGCGATCGCACCCATACTATCATCAGTTGTTAACGACCTATTATAAGATTTACCTGCTCCTGTTCCGCCCTTTTCTTTCTCTTCACGAATATACATTTGTTCTGCATATATTTCGGGCATAACAGAAGTGTGATGTTCAATCCACTTCAATAATGTAAGTTTTAATTGATCCGCAGGTTGTATTTGACCTCTAGCAGCAAGCATATTAATTTGTGAATCAATTTGTTGTGAAATAGAAAATTTATTAGCTTCTTTTGCTCCTGAAGATCGTTGAGCAGTAATAGCTTGTATCTTTTTCTGTTTCATTATTGATAACCCCATTTGAGCGGCTATCATTGGTAACATGCCAGTCATTGCTCCACCAAATCCAGTCGTCATTCCAGCTGGTAATGAAGCTCCTGTCATTTTTGCAAGACCTTTGGCCATCGGAACACCAGCACCATACATACCTAATGATCCTTGTAAACTACTAGGCATTCCACCACCATAAATCATACTTGCTACTCTAGGCATGGCAAGAGTTCTATTTAACATACTTAATGAATCTAAAGCACTAGAAGCAGTTCCTGTTGCTCCTAATTGACCTTTAAATCCACGCTCATAAGCCATACGTTTTTGTTTCATAACATTGAGCGGAGCCATACTACCTAAATAACCAACTCCACCAATTTTAGTAATAAGATCAGAAATTGCGGCAGGATCCATTCCACCACTAACACCTTTTCTTGATGCTGATATGGTCTTTGATAAAGCTGCAATTTTCTTTTCTAAATCAAGCTGTGGTCCCATACGAGCGAGAGTAGACAATGCCATACCAGGATACATTGTATATTTACGAATAGTAGCTCCTACTCTACTATTTCTTTCAGCATCCAATTCTGATCGCATATAATCAGTCATGTCCCCTGCACCAGTTGTAGTTTGTCCGGCACGGGGTTGCTGAGTTCGTTGGGCTTCTAACATTGCCGCAACTCTCATCACTTCTGGAGAAGTTCCATAATTAGCCATATACACCTCTATCACATATTAATAAATGGCAAAAATGCAGAATCTATATCATCTGTTTTTTCAAAATTATAATCATCATCAATACCAACAATATGAGATATATCATCTTTCTTTTCTGTGAATTTAATATAGTCTTTTGTTCCAGCAATTGATGCTGCTGTTTGAACAGTTTTTAATATTTGAACTTGAATTTGTTGATTTGTAAATTGAATCTGTGGCATAATCTCCATAGCTCTACGTTTTCTTGTAAAAGCACAGAAACAAGATGCCATAAATAAATCAGTTACTGAATTTGATCGAATAGTTCCTGAATTTGTTTTTTCAATAGTCCCAAATTGATTAATTAAATTTCTAGATTTAAATCCTAATATATTTTCGTTGATACATTCAACAAGACATCCTACCATTAACGGTTTTGTTAATCCGGTTGTCTTAATCCCTAACTCATGCTTTAAATTTCCAGTTTTATCAACATCTCTTTCTAAGAAAGGCATATAATCAAATGTCGTAACACTTTTAGTTAAATATTCAATTGGAGCTTGTCCAATCGTATTATTCTCTATTGCTAAAATAATTCTTGGACCAACTTGAGAATAAAGCCATTGGAACACATAATGAATGGCTTCACCAAAATTATGGTACGACCCGTACTTATTACTTAGTTCGGCAATTTGATTAAATTCTCTAAATCCATATATTTGAATAGCACAAAATGCACCTGTTAGGGATTGTGCAGTATCACATCCAATAATGTACCAATCGTTTTTATCTAATTCGTTGACAAAAATGTCTAATTTAGAATGGTGTGGGCAGGGTAAAGTCGTGACTGGAGTTTTAGCTTCGAATGCAGCTAATGTCTCATCCTCAAAAATACATTGTGTTGTACCGACAAAAAGTAAATCAAGTTCCTGGTTAACTTTACGTTGATCCCCAAGTTCCTGACATTGTTCCAAATACCATTGTTCATCTTTAGTTGGATCTTCACTCCAGTGATATCTAACACGAATAAAAGTATTTCTTGACATATCTTTTACTGTTTCATCGATATCAATATCTGGATTCCAATCTTCAAGACCATGGTCATTAGGAACAAACAATTCATCAGATTCAACAGCATTTCCCCAACGATTATAAAACCACTCACCATCACCTTGAGTACCGTTAGGAGTACTTGTCACCAACATAAAGTATGGATAATTGTACTTCTTAGCTTGCTCCCTTGCCTTAGATAATGTTTGTTGTGCTGAACCATAAATTTCATCCATATACTTGATAAAAGCAGATTCGTCAATATACAATACTGCAACAGTCAAAGAACGTGCTAATGTTGAAGGGTCATGGGTCGTTGCTGGGTAGAATACCGATTCATTCCCTAGAATTCGCTAAATTCTAGGCGTCCTTTTGTGGACTGCTATATGTTTCCATATAGTCTAGACTATATCATCATCCTAGAGTCCATCTTTAAACTAGGATGCTCTGCGCTTCCACTGGGCTTCCAGTGTACTCCCTCTCGGGATAGTCGTTGCACCTTCCTGTGTTAGCGGACACAAGCTTGGCTCAGGATTACCATATCTGTTATGACTTAGGCTTCCCCTGAATTCACAGAGTTATTCAACATACGTTACCGTATGAGGCGACTAATAATTAATCGATTCTACTATCATTAAACAATTCACAATATGTTACCGCATCACTCTTATTCTTGAATGGTCTTTCTGAAACCATCCAAACCGGCAAATTCTTTATTATGAATTTAATTGTTCTTAGATTCCGTTTACCAGCATCTTGTTTCATGTTCAATATGACTGCTTTATTTCTCGGAAAAAATACCATAGACCATGCAACTAAACAAGCAGCAATAGTAGATTTTCCTAACTGACGAGAAGCCATCAATATGCATTTTTTATAACGAAAAATTGATCTAACAACTCTTCGCATTTTATTATGCATTAACTCTTTCTTATAAAGAGTTTGACCTCCACCTTCATCAAGAAAACAATAATTATGAATAAAATAGAAAGGATTAGTTCTGCACTTCCATATTTCTAAAGCTCTGCGTTTTTTCTCAGCGGGAGAAACTTGATTAATTTTTTTCGCCCTTACCATCTTGCTTATAGATGCAGATCTTTGAAACATTAGTTCCTCATTTTCTTCATGACAATTCACCACTATTTGCAGATTTTTCAATATCTAATATTCGACCAGATAAATATTGTTTCGTTTCGTATTCTTTTAATTGTTTAAGATCCGATATAATTTTAGCTAATTTAACTTGTGCTTCATATGCAATTTTAAGATTTTCATTTATTTCTTTATTTTTATCTTTCGGACTATCCAAATCAAGTTTAATAAGAGAAAGAGATCCTTCTAGAACTTGCAATGGTTGATTCATTTCATGACATAATGCACCAACAGTTTCTAATGTTGCAGACATTCGTTCTTTCTTTTTAAACTCAGTCACATCTTCCATAGCAACTATAACCATTTCTTTACGCAAATCACTCTCTCTTCTACCACGACTTATTCTTCTTTCAACACTAACAATTTCATCTCTAATTTCATCTAAATTTAAATATGTTGCAGATACTTTTATATCTCTAGACCCGTATAATTTTAAATTAATTTTTGTATCAAACGACTCTCTATCTTTCTTTGATAAGAATGTTTCTAAAACTGCATTTTTAACATCACAAGCATCACAATGTTCTGTAAATCCACAACCTTCTTCAGAATCTGCATGAATACAGCCTAAAGCTTGTCCGCCATATAAATCAAATAATTGTGACTCTGATTTATTTGCAAGGAACTCAGCAGCTTTATTAGACAACATTACTTTTCGCTCTTTATCAACAACTAATATAGCAACTGGTAAATTATGAATTATAGGATCAATAACCAAATTATTACTCATGTCTTCGAGACTCCTTAAATATATTGAAATAAATTCTCTTGGACTTGCCCTTGGGAATTACCCTCGGGCGGGCCTTGCATAGCAGCGGCTTGTTCGGCCTTATCTTGCTCTACATTAGGAGGAACTGCGCCCTGTTCTAGTGATTTAACATCTTCAGCAGCTTGTTTATTATGAATAGCTTCTGCGGCTTTTAATTGTTTTAATTCTGGATCTCTATTCCGCATTTCTGCAGTAGCTGCAGCAACTTTCGCTGCCTGTTTTTCTTGTTCTATTTTTGCAGCAGCTTCATCACTAATTGCTGCTTCTTCATCTTGTTCGGGAGTAGGTACTCTTTCTAACGCTCTAACATAAATACGATCAGCAAGATTACCCTGTTCTTCTGGAGGTAATTCTTGTGGTTGTTCGAATAAATATGAAATAGGTATCATTTTACAATCCTTTAATATAAATTCAGTTCAGGAGAGATTTGATTACTTTTCTTCAAAAAATCTTTAATTCTTCTACTCTCAATTTTTTTGAGTTCTTTATCTGATTTCTTTACTAAATTAGATTCTCCAGTTTTTTCACGATGAGACCTGAGGAAAGACCCTAGTCCATATGCTTTTCCAGTATTGAGATTTTCTGATTCCCTCTTTGTAACTCTTGCAGAAACATGTTTCTCTCCTGTCCCTTCCCGTTTTGAAAATCTCCCTGCTAAATTAACTCCAAATTTATTTTTATATTCTTTACCATACCGAGATTCGTCCGCTTCATGTCTATTTATAATAGTAGCATCACGAGGACTAAGATTTTTGTCTTTATAAAATGATGAGGACGTTTTTGGAAGAACAACAAGTCTCTCTCCATCTCTTGTCATCATCTGTGGTACATTTGAATAAATTCTGTCTTTATGAACACCAAATGAATCAGAAGAAACTAATTTCTTTGCTCCTGATTTTCGAATAAGTTCATTAGTCCCTTTATCGATACCTTTTCTCCATTTATGAAAAGGCTTGATTTGTCCTGCCATTCGAGCTTTCATTATACCTTCATCAGACAGTTTCCCTAATCTGATTTCTTTTTTTAATCTACTTACTTCAAATAAATATGAAATAGGTATCATAATCAGTCCCTTTTATTAAGCCAATATTCTTGTGCTTTTTTATTCAAGCATTCATCAGATAATGATTTCCAATTACATTTAAATGGAGATAATCTCCATTCATAATATGGACAAGTAATCAATTGCTCTAAATGTTTTAGATCACATTGATTTATAATTTTAGTTTTCATACTTCGTCTAACACTTTCGAACAAACTTTGGCGAGTTCTTGATAAAATACAGACTGTCCAATTTTAGTCGCTTTCTTTATCCAATCTAAATTAAATGAAATAGTTGGTATAGGAATGCCTGATCCTTTTTCCCAACAGACAAGAATAGGATCTCCATTCGAAGTCAATAATTTTATTCCAATCCAATCAATATTATTATCAGAGAAATTAACAAATTCTGGTCTTAATGGTTTAGGCAATTCTTCTTGATTTAGATCAGAGTCTTCTAATTCAACTATAGCAGAAGCTAATTTAATTGAGTCTTCATCATCTTTTAATATATTAACAATATCGCGCCAATAATTATAAGTAGTTCCATGTTCATTTGGAATACCTAATCGAATACTGTGTTCTATTTCTTCGCTAATAGTAAGATGTACACCATCACTTACTTCTTGAATGTGTACTTCCCCAACACCAAGTTGGATTCTACTTTCCTCAAAATGACGAAATTTTGCCATACTTTTATCCTTTAATATTTAACAATTATATAAAGAAATGATTCTTCTAACATTAACTTTTATTATGGAGACAAAAATGGAAATTGAAATCGTAACAATGAAACGTCGAATGACCAAATCTTTAATTAAACAAATGCCAAGAATAAATCGAAGTAATTGGGATGTTCTATTTAATGGTGAGATATTAGGGCATATGATTAATGTAATCAAAGATGAACCAAAATCAATTCTAATACATCACAATAAAGAATATTACACATCAGATATAAATTTAGAAATAATACCAATTTGTGATAAACGTAAAGACGGCACATTAATACATCCAAATTTATCTTGTAAATTAAGAATATTTCTTGGAGCAACAATAACAGAATTACCCAGTAATCTTGATGCAAAAACATGGGAAAGAGAATTAAATAGAGTTTTGGAAACTGCTAATTCGACTCACATATATGTCTATTATTAATCTCTATCAAAAAAAGATGAAAGGATTAAAATGGCTGAATGGTTAGAGGTAATGAAAAAATCACTTATTAAAGTTTTCACAGACCGGTTAGAACTTTATTTATCGCAAAGACTAATTGATGAGTTCAGTGAAGAATTAATGGAAGAAATGATAAGAACTCTAGATGATCACCTAGATAGTGACATAACAAAAATGATGGGTAGAGCTTTTGTATTCGATAAATTCGCCACTATTATAGATTCAGATGATACATTGATGTATGCATTACCTAATCAATTTGTTGGTTATGATAAGGAAGGAAAATTTAAGTTAACACACGATGTATCTGATTATGCTAACCACTTCAATGATCTTAAACCTTTTTATAATAATATGTTTCTGCATATATATCTGCTAGATATGATACATAAACATTTAGAAGAACACGATGAAGATGAAGATATAGTGATTGATGGGGTTATAGCATATCTAGAGAAATGTAAAACAGTCATTATTAACGAATTTAAGGAGTAGCCCTTCGGGGCTTTATCCTTTAATATTCAAAAATCATATAAAGAAATTAGAATTAAGCCCCAACGCTGGGCAATTAAATGACTTTCTCTTGTAAGGAGAAAGGGTTATGACCAGCGTCATCAATATGACGCCACATGCGGTGACAATTCTGTCGCCAGTGTGTGCCGAGTACAACAAACGTACTCGGAGTTATAACCTCGTGGGCGACCCTGTCGTCGTTTGCGAGATCCCTGCAACCTCGGGCAACGTTCCACGTTGCTCAGTAGTCGAGGTAGATGCAGAGGCGATAGAAAATATTCCAACTATTGGGTTGGAATATGGGGAGGTTGAAAATCTCCCTGCACCTGAAAAAGGTGTATTCTACATCGTCTCAGCTATCACTGCCAACGCTGCTCGACAGACGGGTAGAACCGATCTGTTGACCGTTGCAAGGATGGTTCGTAAGTCCGACGGTAGTATCGTCGGATGCCTTGCTCTAGCAAGGTAAAGCGAATCGTTATAGCTGCGCCCGCGAGATTCCTAATTCCAGTCACCATTGTGGTGCTGGCGCGGACCCTACTTATGAGGGTGCTTGGGAGTGCGTAATTGTTCGATTATGCACAAGAAATATCATAAGATAAAACGAACAAAAAGTTTGTAAAAATAAACCCATGACGAAGGCGAATGCACCTCAAACCACAACAAAGGAGGCCCATATGATCAAACAGCTGGAAGGCCTGGGGCAGGATGAGCTTTATGAGCTCGTCCGAGTACTGGGAATAGCTTTCCCAGTAACCTTAACCTATGCGGAGAAGAACCTGGAAGAGATTCCAGTGAGTAGTATCCGCATAGCCCTCGAAAGCGTTGCGGAGTACATTATTCGCGAGGCCGTAGAGATGAACCCATATGACGAAGGCGAATGCCCCGTTTATGGAGGAAAGACGTAACCCGTCTTTTTTATTGCAATAGTTTCTTTAACTCATCTATAGTTCTATCAGCTGACGTATGTAAAATACCAATCCCACCAGCAGATTCCCAAGGAATTATATTTTTTTCAAAATCGTCGATTAAAATAGAACCCTTCTTTGCATATTTAGTTTTTCCATGCGAAGCTACAACGATCAGATTGTTTTTGACATAATCCCGACCTAACTCTCTCCCAACCCAACGTTCTTTTCCACGTTTTCCGCCTGAGCCCAACTTTGAACTTAGACTATTAGCGACAGATGTCAAAAGTATAGGATCATATGGCTTAATGAATTCCCAAAGTATTTTACCGTCTTCTTTCCAAGGCATATCGCCCCAAAATTTTTCGGCATTTCCTACTACCATTTTCCAGAGTGCTGATTTATCCTCTTTTGTAACCGCTGGAAGTGGACCTTTCCATCCAATCTTTTTAGCAGACTCGTTAAAATCCGTAAGCACTCCATCCATATCACAATAGATTTGGACTTGATTTTCTTGTTCTAAAAGTTGAGATATAGATATCATTTTATATTCTCTTTAGATATATAGAAATTATATTAACGGGGAGTAAGACACCTTGTCCCTTAGGTGTCCATTCGAATCGAAAGATTCGTACTTTCTCGGCAAAAACTATCCCGCGACATGGACAAAATCCAGGATAGCGACCAAAGGGAATAGAGTGTCTGGGCGACACTTTAGATACACCTTCCCCTATACCCATGGGGAAGGATAATTTTTATTTATAATGATTTCTTAATCTTAATTGGTAACTCATTCCACCATTTAGTAAAACTTTTAGGATTAGTTTCATAAGACATATTCCCAACAACACCTATACGAAATTCATTACCTAATCCTATATCGTAATTAGATTTAACATCTGAATATTTATTTAGTTTGTTTACTATAGTTTCAACATATCGTTTATCTTGATTAAGAGGTCTAAATATATAGTAAGTAGGAACTTCTAATTCACCATTTGCATCCGTAAGAGTACCTTGACAACTTGCTCTACCTTGAATTTGTTTAATAGCATATAAATCATCTAGAGCTTTAGTAGGTATAACTTTATCTACGCCCATACCTTTCCAGTTCTTCTCTGGATGATTAACTACTCTACCTGGTATAAAAGGAGGTTTTTCTCCATCATGGAAAACAAACCAAGCAAACATAGCAGCGTTAACTTTATCTGCACCAAAAGGTACTCTGCCACCACGTTTGTATCTCCAAGGTAAATCTTGTAGTTCAAATAGTTTTAGTAATGATAACATTTTATCCTCATATAGTCTCTAAGAATTTTTGAAGAAATTCTTTACTCTGTTCTGGTGTATTTTTCCAATTAAATAGAAACGCCAGAAATGTAGTGTCGTGTTCTTTATTAGCTCGAATAATATTACCATTAAATTTCACATCTTTTTTAAATAGTCTTAATATTAATTCAATATTTTTACCCTCGGGTAATAACGTATCAGATGTTACACATAACCCATCAGGATCTATATCGTACACTCTACCAAATACAACTTTCTTATTTACTATCATAGAAAGTTCTTTACCGGTAATAGCAGCAAATGAAATTTTAGGTGTTTTAATTCTATTGTGTTTTCTTCTTTCGACAGTTATCATAGCAAGTCTTTCTTTATTCATACGGAACAGCTAATTCTCGTTCTAAAAGTAATTGAGCCAAACTAGTTGGCATCTCTGCCATTTTATCGCGCTTATATAATATATCGGCCAAATATCGACCATATTTGCCGGTCTTATCTTTTTTTGTTTTGATTATAATTTCTTCAGCATTAGACAATTCAATTTTTACAACATCTCTTGCTAATCTTGCCTTAACTCTTTCTTCTTCAATCTTAGATCTTATTTCTAGAGTATTAACCCCTAATAACCTTACTCTTATTTTATAAGAAATACCAAAACCTAAATCAACTAAGAAGTCGATAGTGTCCCCATCATAATTAGATAAATATTTGGCTTTGTATGTGTATAGCATTACGAAAGCTTCCTTTTCATTGCTTGATATTTTGGAGAAACTGTTTTAGCCTTTTCCGCAATTCTTTGAGCAATAGTGTTATATTCTGGGGTACCACGCATATATAATTTAGATGCGGTTTTCTGTAGTTTCCTTGAAAGCGGAAATGATGATATTTCTTCAAATAATCTAGATATAGATAACATAATTCCCTCATATATTTAATGAAAAATCATATACATAACACATATAGCTAATAGAAATAGGATTATATATGTTCCTACGTCTTTCATAATATCTAACCTACTGGTCCTCCCCTTATACAGAGGAGGACCTTTATTTAAAGCGTCATTTTAATATCAATATTATCAACATTCCAATGCCAAAACCAAGACGTGTACTTAATAATTCCTAACTTATCATCTTTAATATTTTTCAGTCCTTGACGGTCAGAAAGAGTTTCTATACCATTAGGAATAACTGTCCCCACTGAATCTGTTAATTCAACAACTACTTGTTTAATCCATTCTTGATCAGTATGTATTAGATCTACAACTTGACTATTGTAAAACGCTATACTGGTTCCAGTATGATTCTTTTGTAACCAATCAGCAACCATCAAATTGAAGTCTGAAGTTTTCTCTGCAAGGTTTATTTTTCTCTTGATAACAAGATCGCTATCTACAAGGATTTCAATAGAAAGATTGAGTGGGAATTTAATTTCAAAACTATTATATTTTTGGGTCGTAAAATTCTCTAGATAATATGAAGATACCTGTATAGTATCAAGAAATCTAAATTGTAAATCATCTGATACCATTCTATTACCAGGAATATCGTTATCTATAATGTACTGTTTAATTTTATTCTGATAGAATTCTTCATCATCAATAAATTCATCATAACCAATAAGAGGAATATTAATAATAAAATTGTTAATAGAATCTATTGTTTCTCCAACATAGACAAATTCTTTATGCTTATGAACAACTAATTGATCTTTTATATCATTAACTTGATAAATAGAATTCGTCATACCTTCAAAAGAATGGTCATATGTTGTTGTGGCAAATAATTGAATCTGAAATTCTTCCCAAAAGAGACCATCATCAACATCATATTCATATCGAAATGTTGTTGTATTAATATTAGTGAGTAATTGATTATATATACTTTTCTCACTTATTGTGATGCTAAATTGATATTGTGATATGTCTTGATGTGATTTTAATTCTATAATAGTTTTAGCTTGATTAATATCATACCTTATAAAGAAATATAAAACAGGAATATCATAGTTAGAAAGACCAGTGTTCTTAGTTTCTGAAAAATGGACAATTAAACTATCATAAAGAAGATACCCATCATACCATCCCATAAAACTATTAAACTTATAAAGGAATGGGCTAATCATTGTTTTACCAGCAATATCAAAAATAGGATTAAATACTAATTCTTGACTAGTGTAATATGAACAATCTACAAAATTAGTACCGTCATCTATAACTTGATTTGTATAAACGTTTATACATTGATAATCTATATTATCATATGATTTAAAAATTTTATATTTAACTGCTCCAGGAACTGCATCCCAATCTAACTGAATAGATGTTGGAGAATAAACTACTAAATCTCCAGTAGAATCAATTCCTTGATACAATCCCGAAAGAATTAATTTATACCCATCTGTGTCATCTTTACTTAGTACCTGTAATCTATTATCGAAATTATCTTGCGGGTAAATCCAATCACTAACATTAATATTATCATAGTCAGTCTGGTTGGAACAAAGAACTTCATTTGATTCGAAAACAAAAGAATAATCACCAGATATTAATGATTCTCTAGAAATAGCATCTACAACTATAACTGTCTCTACAGCATTATTGAATCCATCGGATGGTAAAATATTATAAGTAATATTACCAGCCTCAACTTCACCAACATCAAGAATTGAGGATGTTTCATTTGTCGTAAATAATGTATTATCAATCTCTGGAATGGTTAAGTTTGTTGTCGGACAAACTAACTGGTATTTGTCTCTAAACGATCTACACAAATAAAATATATTTTCTTGTACGTTAGTTTTCTTGAACAAGAATTTAAAATCGTTTATATACTTCTGAGCTATATTATAAAAGTCGCGCTCAGAAACTAACATATCATAACTTTGGATATGTGAAACAATTTGATTTCTTAATTCATCTCCAGTAAGAGGGTTTTCCCCATCTTTAGAGTATTGAAAATGCATCTTAATAAATTTCTGAGCACTTTGAGCTGCTAAAGTCTCTATTTTATTATTATATGCTGCACTATAATAATTAACAATTACAACATAATTTTTTGGACCAATATATGATTCTTTAGAAATATTACCTTGTTCACCTTTTGTTATCTTGACTGAAATATTAACAGTTGCCGAAGGAATATATGCACCTCTTACACCAGACCCAAATTCAACTACAAATTTCTTCGATGTTAATTTTCTAAGAAAAACAGTTTTAGAAAAACTCTCTTCAAAATATTTAACATACTTAACTTGATACTCTTCTTCGGTGCTACTGTTTTTCGTTTTAATACTAACAGTGATGTCGCTAATATGCCCATCATCAATTTCAACAACATATGGGTAATATGTACCGAAACTATAATTAGGCAAAGTTAGTGTAAATTCTTCTATCTTATACTGATTAAAATCCTGAAAAGGTGCATGCACTTCAGAATTAGCAGATGGTATCTGATTAACTCGGCCTTCTTTGGTTGTAACAATAGAACTATAACCGTCGACAGATTCTATAAACTTATATTTTGATTCGCTAATAAAGTTATATCCATCTTGTTCGAAATTTATAACTTCATCAGCCCCTATAATTGCTTCTCTTTTAACTACACCCGCTGGCATTTTAGGAAGAAGAGCAAAATCAAAAATAACATCGCCAAACGCATTAGAAGGTGTAGCAAAAGTCGGCAAGTATCCATATGTTGCAGAATGGAAATATAAATTCTCTGTCTCCTGTGATGTAGCAATAAAAGATTCTTTAAAAAGAGAATCATAATATTGCTTGGCATCATAATTAGTATATCCTAGTAAATTAAGAAAAAACCCAATGAAACCTAATTTATTAACCTGTAAATCATAAACAGACAATTCAAGCTTCATTTGTGTTGAATAGTATTCTATGAATTCTTGAGGAGTTCTAAAATTCACAACAGAGCTCTCTGCCATAACATACTCCATTTATCCAAAAGTAGATAACACATTTGTTCTAAATTCTTCCAATATCCAATTTGAATGACCGTTTACTATAACTTCACCACGATACGCAGCGCAAAAATATTGGAAAGGCAACATAGTCAATTCATTAGTGGTTCTTTGCCCTATTAATTCTTTAGAAGGTAATGATTGAGGAAAACAACCAATACATTTACCAATATATGTAATTGTTTTAAGATCTGGTTTATATTTAGCAACATAAAATGAAGAAGCATAATCAATTGCAGCATAAAAATCACCATAATCAAAATTACCTACGTTATTAATCTTCTCATATCTTGGTTTTAAATATTGATCATCTGGAGCTAATTTACCTTCTAATAAATCCCATATATAATGCATCCAAACTTGATGAAAATTATAAATTGTTAAATTTGCGTCATCGAGATATGAAACTGACATTTGTTCTGACGTCGAATATTCAGTTGCATAAGGAATACCGCCACTTCTTGATGATACTCTTTCAGTGTTTAATTGTTCTTGTGGTGTTGAAAAATCTACAGCCGCGAAAGTAATAAATTTAGCAATGGTTAATAAACTCTCTTCTATTTGTTGCTTATTACCTTCAGATATTATAGCTCCATCGATAGGGCTGTGTTGAGTAAATTTTAAACCACTAAGAGGGGGAGGCACAAAAAATAAAAGAGTATATCCATTTATATCTGGATTAAAATTCTTCAACAACATTTCTTGAAAAAAATCTAAATGAGCATGTGAATCACCATCATGCTTTATTATATCCATAATATCAACTGTTGCCAAAGAGCTTGTCATAATACAACTCCAATGACTAATTAGGCCTAATGCATTATCACATTAGGCCTAATCGGTTTCTTATGAAGAGAAATTGCCACGGCAAATTGTCTTCTTAATATTGTGAACAATTCCATAGACTAACACATTCCTAATTTGGATCTGATAGACATCACTATATTTCTCGTATACCTTCGTGAGAGGTTTACCAGTATCGTCTTTTAAATCATTATCGAAAATCTTTTTAAGAAGAATATTACAAAGTTTTTGAATCTTTTTTGTATCTGGATTATTTTTACTTGATATAATATTTCGTTTAACAACGGTTGAATAATTAGTTTTACAGACATCAACTTTTTCGAGAACATTTGTCCGTGATAGAATAACACTAACTAAATCCTGCAAAATCGCTTGATACTGATGATTATGCATGGCCTTTAATATGGCCCCAATAGTTGCTTCTTTAACGTTAAATCTTTCGTTAAAATATCTAATTAAACTAGGAGGATACGTCGGATTCGGATTCATTGTAATATAGTCTGTGATGTCATTTGTCATTTCATCACGGACATGTACTGTAGAATATTCATCAAAGCCAGGAGGTTGATTATCATCTCCCATTCCAATAATCGGATTAGAAAGAGACATTCCATCTTTCTTGGCTTTCATGTATAAATGTAATATCCCGCCTTGTGCTTCTTTTTTTCCAGTCGATAAACTGGTTCTCATATTATATACAAATAACTGATTAATACGAGACCACATTTGCTGGAATAACTGTTGTAACTTCGCAGGATTCCTTTTAATTTCAGGACCATATTTCTTATAAAGTGTAGGAATATAATAATCATGCAATAGACTAATAGGGGTATCGTATTTTGCGACATTATGTTTTTTAGTTACCATATGAGTAGTAACATACTTCATGATCTTTTTATCGCAAAATTTAATATATCTTACTTTTCGACCATTCCATATACGCATCAAACAAAGCATCATGGCATGGTTATAAAGGTGTTCTTTTTTCTCCAGTATTCCGTAATAAGTAATCAAAAGGAGAATTTGATAGTAAGGGTCGCTATGCATCTGATTAGTCATCGCAGGAGCGCCCCAATCTTTTTTGTATGCGTCAAACACCTCTTTAATCTCAAACCCTATCGTTTTATATAGTTTCATTACTTCCGTATTAGGAAGACTAAATTTAAAACAATATCCTTCGTCAGATTGCATGGATTGCGTAAATGCTGTGCTTACAAATCTTGAAATGTCTTGATAAACCTGACGTTCTATTCTAGGATTAGAATGGAACTGTTGTCTCATTATCTGATAAAGTTTTGCTATTTCAGACACTTTGTATGCTCCTTAGGGGTGGGATTTTTAAACACAGGTAGCAATTATTTTGGAAATATTAAAGATCTTCTTTTCGAAGCTTTCTACAAGATTAATTAATCTATCCTGGTCAAATACCTTTGCATACTGTACACTCTCCATTAAATGCTTAGTACGAGTCCAAGCAGAAAATGGGAATGCTATACTTTTCAACAATTCTTGAATAACGGCAGTCTTTATACTGAAAGAAACAGCAGAATCGGATTCCATTCCTTCAGCCATAAGATCTTTAATTGTTCCCTTACAAATTTCATAATATTTAGATTGTCTTTGTTCCTCATTAAGACGATAGAAATTTTTATCAAGATTTTCATAAATAGCTTTAGATAATTTACGCTGAGCGTGTTCAATCGATTCATCAATAATTTCTTCGTTTATACCCTTACCATAAATTTCTGGTTTGATATTAATACATTCATAGATTTTACGGATATTAGTAAATAAATGCGCCATAGATTCTTGCAATTTCTCTTTAACTTCAGGCTCTAATTTCTGAAACAGTTGTTCGTAATACATCATATCAACTCTAATTTTGCCTTCGAAAATAACAGGGTCATAAATTTCATACATCGCTCGTCCCATATCTTTATGTTTTGCAACACGACGGGCTTCTTCTAATGCGCTAATGTTTTTAGATCTATCATCATCAATTCGACTTAATACGCTTCTGGCTTCAGTCATAATACTTAACTGATCTTCATTATTAAACATGGTTTGACTCCCTTAATATGAGTTCCTATTCTCTAATTCTGTTGATGTCATTGTTGCTACAAATGTCTTAAAAGTATTCAAATTTGATTTATGTACTACACTCATGTATTGTAACTTATAAAAGATTTGATTCTTTTTTGTGTCTATCACAAAAAGGTTCGGGATATCTAATCTCTTAGTTACAAATTTTACTATACCCTTAATATAATTGTCTGTCAAGTTAGTATTTTGTGATTCTTCACTTTTTATCATAGTTCGCCAATTCTTTGCAATAACAGCAGCGTGTAACATAGCTACTGTCTCTAGCGGAATGACTAATGAATAGTTAGGCAAATCTAACGCATCATTCTTGACAGTTTCTAAGGATATATCAATCACTGTTGAAAATTTACAAATTGCTTCCATTAAGGAATACATATATAACATTTTAAACCAATTAGCAGTTCCTTCTCGAAATCGATTCACTGTATTAGTAATGACATTATCATCATCAATTATAGAAGCCTTATCATTAGGATAATCTTCTCCCGTATCATATTTATTAATCTTAAATGAACTGTTATTTCGATCTGGCCATACTTTAGATTGAACTTTTGTGAAAAATTCATCAACATGAGAAGTTATAATACCATCTATTCCTTTCGGTCCTAATATTTCTTCTGATGCGTTCATTACTTTAGTAACTTGTTTTTGCATTATAGATATTTGAGTTGAAAATTCACTCATAGCATCTAATGCTTTTTCAGCAAAATTATTAAAATCTTCAAGAGTATAATATGGACTAACAATTCTATTTTCTGCTACACTTTCACCTAATCGTTGTATCCTCTTTTGTACATCACCTAAGGTCTTAGAACAAATTTTAGATAGTACTTTAACATCATTTTCTCTTTCTTGTGGTGTACCTTGATGAAAATGTTGTTCAACTGATTTTGCGACTTCTTCTGTCGCTTTAAATAAATCAGAAAACATCTCATTATCTATTATAGCACCTTTAAGTGACACATAATCTAAATCTGTTTGATGCGGCCACATTAACATCGCGCAAGATTGCATATACGCGTTACCAATCGTACTCATATATGAAGCAAATGTATGCTCCATTTCTTCAAAGATTCCTCGCGCAGTTACAGAAATTTTTTGTGTAGCAGTTTTTAATTGAGAATAATCTTTCTTTAACCCAAACTGATTAGCTAAAAGAGCAGGTTCAGTCATAAATTTGAAATATAATTGTAAATCATCAATATCTGATTTCAGTACATTCAATATATCAAATTGACCCCTTCTAGATTGATCAGCCGAAGCTGTGACAAAATCTTTAAAAGTCTGTTCTCTAGCATTTGTTCTATCTTTAACATATATGGCAGTAGGTTCTGGTTTACTTAATCCTGTAAATCTAGCCATTGGTTTCAATAAATATTTATCAGCAGCTCTAGTAATCCCGGCAACTTTACTATTAGAGTTTTCAATCCAATTAAGAATAGCTCCTGTTTGTTTCTTCTGAGTTTTATTTACCATTCCAACAAAAAGAGAAGAAGAATCTGCAGGATCTATATTTCTCATAACTCTAAAAATATAATCTATATCATTTCTATTATCAAGACGTCTACCATGAGCTAAAGCAACAGATATTAAAAATGCTAGAGATAATGTATCCGATGGATAAGCTTTTGTTCCAACAATAACTGGTACATCAATCATATTTTCCAAAGTAATTAATTCAACATAAGGATTAAGAGTTTTCATTCGAGGTTCTGTTGCTAAATACTTTTTAATCATTGCTGTTTTTTCTTGTATTCTTTGCTTCAATTCATACGGGTCTACTTTTGGACGATTGCTTGGTATTTCTAAAGTCTGCCGTTCAGTGTCCTTATCCATTCCAGGATAACCAGTTGCGACAGTTTTACTAATCATCGCATGAGTATCGATTTTATTCCCACGCTCATCAGATAGAGGATAATCATTAGACGCCATAGCAACAATGTTAAGAGCATTACTTACAAATATCTCTTTCAACATTGAGACGGCCATGAAATCCCGCAACATGTTACCATATTCTCCTTGTAACTTACTATCTATCAACATGGGGTATATATAAACTAATTTAAACTGGTTATCCTTTATAATATTTTTAGGATCTCTCAATCCAGCAGTAGCTTTAGAATACAGTAGGTTTCCTGTCAAATTCATTATTTTACCCCTTAGAAATTAGCACTTAATATCTGCATAAATCGTCGATATCTCCTTGGACATCTTTGGGTATTTCTTCTTATAATCTTTTTTCATTTTATCTATAATAGCACAAACTCTTTTTGTTTCTTCTGGATGCGTTGAAAGAGAAAATATATTTTTAATAAATGCAACAGTTGATCTTAACCAAGATGATTCTTTGGGTTTCTTATAATATTGACTAAATTTATACATTACTTTCGCCATCTCATCACCGTACCCATATTTGACAGCGTATTCGTCACTTTTAAATTCACCAACATGATCAAAAAATGTAAGAGTTCTAGCAAAACCAAATAACAATAATGCGACAGGTATAGTAACTGGATTTATAAGAGTCCCAAGTATAGCAAATTGACTTGTATTTTTTAATATCCATGGAGTGATATATGACATCTTTGATGTATATTGATAGATGTGCCCAATTTCATGTAACAATATAGATGTCGACTGTCTTGGTGATATTTCTTTGATTAATTTATCACCAAAGACAATATATACTCCTTCAATATATTTTGGAGATTCTTCAGCTTTTATACCACTAAATTTAGAAACATTTTCTTTGGAGAATAACTTAGGAAGAATGTTTTTATATTTAGTATGGACATATGCGTTAAATAAATCAGGTTTAATCGAAAAATACACAGCATTAATACCTGTGAAAGCTTTGATATTCTTTCTTAACAATGTTACTTGTTTTAAAATAACTCTTCTGTTTGATTCATTATTAGACACTAAACTTTTTCTTATAATATCAAAATTGGTTTCTATCTCTTTAAGTAATGGGGAACGACTTGGTGAAACTTCAAAAATAAACTCAGTAAGATCTAAATTCTTTTCAAGATGTTCACACAATCTATCTATATTCATTATATCACCACATCACTTTTTAATGTCACATATAGGGGAATAGATGCAAAAGAAACATTGAGATCTATTCACATATTTATCTTCGGCAGGCGGCAATTTATTAGTATCAACATAATGATTAATTTGAGATATTTTATCTTTAATATAATTAATATATGGAGTTTCATCAAAACAATTAGTATCGACAACTAAGCTTGTTATGAAATAAAATGGATTACGTTTAGAATTTAACAACTTCTTAACAGACTTAATAAGTTTCAAGGCAGTGGATAAATCTTCAATATCGCTAGTCGTTAAATCATGTGCTAAATAAAGAAATTGTATAGTGTCTATCTTATACTTATCAAGAGAAGGTTTATTTGATCTTACTTTAATAGATTTATCTTTAGCTTCTTCTAAATGATTTTCTAAAATATATTTATATGTCATCACCTGATTAAAATCAGAAACTCTTGGTCTTTGATTCTTTATAATTTTATTATAATCTTCAAACGTACAACTTTTTATTTCAACAAGTACATTATTTCCGATTAAATTATCTAATCGTCCACTAAATCTTATAGAAGGTATTTTTAATGATATTTCACTTTCAGTAAATTGTTTACTTATACCTTGTATAAAATCATGACAAGCAGAACCTAACGTGGCCCTAAAAAGAACAGGTAGCCATTTATCGCCAAATGATTGAACGGGAGTTTTTAATAATTTATAAACAATCTTTCGGATACAATTATCTGAAACGTCATAGGCATTAATATTGGACGCGACTTGTGCATACACTCGATTTTTATTTTCTGATTTATCCGCAACTTCTCTAGCAAATGTGGCAACATCAAATGGCATTCGTCGCTCATCAACAATAATTTTTTCTTCCACTTCAATAGGTTCATCATGTTTTACCGGTGGTTGATTACCACTAATTTTACTTGCAATATTATCGTCATTCTCTCCACTGATTATTTTGACTACATCACTAAATTCATTCGGCACAAACAAGACCTCCTGTTTAAGTTTTATTATATTATAAGTATAATAAAACTATTTCTATATAACTTTTGAATTTAATTTTATCGGGGAGGCGTTAACCTCCCCTATTAAAATCAATCTATTTCGCAGCTGCAGCGGGAGAACTTTCCGCCTTCTTAGCACGAAGTTTCTTAGCTAAAGCAAGAGCACCTAATCCGGCAGCAGTGGATGCCCCAATAATGGCTCCCGTTTTACCACCTTTTTCTTTAGCAAAATCAGCAAGTTTCTCACCAACATCTTCAGCTTTACTAGCAGCTTTACTAGCAGCGCCAGAAATAGCTGATCCCACTTTACCAGCAGCACCTTTCACAGCATCTGCGGCTTCTTTTGCACCTTCGACTCCACGTGCAACTTTTATACCAACCCTAGTACTTGTTTCCGGAGAAGCACCAAGAGCATTAGTCGCCCTAGCTGCTTTAATTCCAGCCTCTGCCGAACCTGCGCCACTTCCGAAGTTTTTCGCTGTTTTACCTATAAGCGGGACATTACTAAGTTTTTTAGTTAGGGCTTGATCAGCATCAATTCTATCATCTACCTTCTTTAAAGTTTTACCCCATTCTTCTTTTGGAATACGTTTAGCAGTGTCTCTGGCAGCAGCCTCTAGTTTATCCCATTCTTCAGCTGGCATATAACGTGCTTCGTAAACTTCTTGATTAGCTTTAGCATCTTCAACAATTTCTCTAAGAAGTTGCTTTGTAAAATCTGTGCCTTTTTCTTTTACTTCTTTAATCAGTTCTGCACGCTCTTCGAGAGAGAGACATAACCAACCTAAAGTAAGTTCGTTAATTTCAACTTCTTCAGTAACAACTTCTTCACCAGTTTTCAAATTTTCCAATAATGTTTGATATGACATAATTCCCCCATAATAATTTGTTATAAATTATTCATTCCCAGAAGTTTTAGATTCGGAAGCCTGCTCTCTACGAAGTTTCTTAGCTAAAGACATAGCACCAACTCCAGCACCAATACCGGCAGCTTGTGCAACCTTTAATACATTCGATGTGGAAGCATTAGGATCATCAACAATGTCTTCGCCTTTACCACCTTTTTTAACTGTAAGGTCATCACCTGTAACATCACCAGATCCACCAACTTCAGTTCCCGGTTTTGTTTTGGCTTTTTCAGAAACTTCTCTAAGAAATTTAATTTGCTCGGGATCGTTTTCTTCTTTCACTTCTTGAATTAATTCTGCACGTTCTTCAAGAGATAATGCGTTCCAATTTTCAACAGCTTCTTCGATAGTTACTTTCTCTACACCATTAACCTTATTCTTCTCCACAAACGTTTGATATGACATAATACTCTCCCTTAAAATTAAAAACTATTTAGTTTTCATCGCAGCTTTACGAGCAGCTTGCTTACCACGCATTCCATATTTTCTCATTACTTTTTCTTTGTATTTAATCCATAATTTTTTAAATTTAATCATCTTTTTGTAATCGGGGTCGTTTCTTTCCTTGGCTAATTTAGCAGCCATAGATCCGCCAAGACGAGCAAGCTTATCCTTGCGATCTATTTTAGTAATAGACATACGAAGACTCTCATCAATCTCATCAGGTTCCATAAAATCAATAAGACTAATACTTTCCTTCATCAATTCTTCATCGCTTAGTCCGTCAAAAAAATTAATGTCTTCCTTTTCCATTTGTCAAAATCTCCTAATTAAATCGTCTAACATCGTTAGTTTTTGAAATTTGATTTCTGGCTTCAATAAGAGAGTTTCTTAATCTAATAAGGGCCTTCTGTTTCTCGTCACGATTATTTCCATACACATGATCTAATAATTGATTAAATTCTTTAAAAAGATATTGCATTTCTTTGTAATATTCATCACATGCAGAAGAAAGCTTTAACCCAGAAATAATTTTTATAGTATCATCCGGTCTTAACTTTTCAACTACCGAAAAATCACCAGTCTTCTTCAAACAAACAAAATAACTTTTAGTGGTTAATACAATAACTTCAATAGTGGAATTAACATAACATTCAGCCAAACAGTTTCCTTTTTCTAAGGATTTACCAGACGCTGGCATTTTACTATGAGTATTAGATCTTGTTGAAAAATACATCATACTCGTTATATCTTCTTCTTTAATGCCACATTTTTTATAACACTTATCAGCGTTTTGTCTAATAATAGCATAACTAAATTTCCAATATCTGCCACGTCTTGATAGAAATGCCCCCAACTTCTCAAATCCAGAAGCGATTTTATCTAAAATCTTAAACCCTGCTCTAGTAAGAGGTTCGCCTTTTAAATACATTACAATAGCACTAAGAGTTAAACCAATTCCTAACCCAATAGATTCTTTAATTGAATCTAATTCATCTTCTCGGTATGTCATATTTAAATAATCATCAATAATTGACACTTGTGTCATTCGACCAGTATCATATAATTTATGGTATAGTTCTATATCTTGTTCTCGAATAAGAGTAACGAGAGAATAAACTTCTTCAAAAACATCATTGCTATTTAATCTTTCGCGCATTCTATTTTTTGCAATATATGCTTCGATAGTGGTTTTCAGAAACGGCACATCCATTGTGGTCTCCCATTAAAAAAGAGTCGGAAAGAATAGAATGAAGGAGTTGTCAGACACACGACTATCAATCCTTCCCGACTCAATTTGGTTACGGCGTATCTGATTCAAATACAGATTTATACCCAGATTTTGCTTCAACAGCTGGTTGTCCGAGGAAAAATTCCTCACCAACTTGTTCTACTTCTTCCTGAGGCTCTTGCGTTTCATTCTGTATTTCCGGAGCTGCACCGACAGTATCTTCATCACCCAAAGTATCTACTAAGACATTATGGACTGTTGGGTCAATAGTACATTCATCAGAAACGGCATCATATTGACCTTGATCACATTTGAATATACCTTGAGTAATTCTATTATACACACTCACTTGAACAGCATAATCAAACCATTTTGCAAATTCAGGATCTGATTCATATTTTTCATTTGCGTTTTTTCTGTAGAACGGTTCACTCTCCCACATTTTAGTTCCATGTTCATCTGTTACGACAAGTTTAACCCTTGGAGATACTTTCTTCATCATAAATAATGAAGCAGGAGGAGAGCTCTTATAAATCTTTTTCTCACTCGGAGTAGGTTCCATAAGAAATGTAAACTCAGACCAAAACTTATGAATGCCTGTCTTTTTATCAAATACACAAGTAACAGCATGTTGACTCGGAGCAAGTTTATTCTTCTCAGTATAAATATCCATATACCATCCATCAATACCTAGTCCTTCAGATGGTGGCAAAACTTTCTTTTTACTTAGAAAAATCCACTGCTGAGTTCTATGTTGTAATGCATAAATATTAGTTGCGGATTTATAATCTTTAAATGTACCAACAGATTTCTCTTGTTGAACATATGGGCCATCAATTTTAATATTAGCTCTAATCTGATCTATACAAATTAAAGTAACCTTGTTAAATTTAATTAGAGGAGTATATTTGTCCAAAAGAAAACTAACTTGTCTAGCCTTAGCTCCAATAATAGAATTTGGATTTTCAGCTTCTAAAGTTTTAGGGATAGGAGTCGACGCAATACTATCCCAAATAAAAGCAATATAAAACTGTTTGTTTAGTTTTTCTTCAAACTGTTGTTTAATTTGAATCAAACGTTCCATTAATTCAAAAACACCATCAACAGTTACTACGATAGGTTCATGCTTAAAACGATTTAAGTCTAATCAAAGATTTCTTGTCTAGATTGTCTGAATTCACTTTCTTTCTTATTTCCAGATCCTTCAATATCTAAATACACAACAACCGAGTTAGGATATAACATTTGAAAAGCTTTACTAAATTGAAAAGCTAAAGTGGACTTACCTGTTTCTGGTGTACTGCTGAAGAGAATAGGGTCAGATGATACTATACCGCCACCTAAGAGTGCATCTAAATGTTGCACTCCGAATGGTGTTACAATAGGTTCTGGAGCCATCAAATGTCCAAAATCTCTTTCAATAATTTTATCAAATGCTTCCCCTAGTTTATCTGTAAGGTTTTGATCTGCTAATTCTAGGGTCGATAAGTCTTGTGTATTTACAGTTTGATTCTTTCTTGCCATTATAGTTCGCCTCCAAAACTGTTATTTCTTCATTCGCCTTATTACGACAGGTTCTTTTTCTATCTCTTCACCAGTTGTTTTATTTATTTCTTTACCTTTTACAACAGAAACATCCTCTTCTGGAGTTGAAACAGTTTCTACTTCATCTTCACCATCATCGGGTTTTGGAGGATAAGATTCTTTTCGTTCAATTCTTCTTATCACAACCATATCCCGTTCTTCTATTTTGTTGTAATATTTAGACAGAGATAACATTATAATCTCCTATGCTCCGCTAGCAAGTTCTGCTGGAGTAAGATTCCTTTTCCTTCTTAATTCTTTTTTCATTTCAGCATTTTGAACATTAGTTAACTGCTCTGCATTTTTTTGTAAAGCCAACATTTGACCCGGTGGCGCCTTAGTTAGTCTTAAATCCCCAGTTGGATACCCAGGACCACCTATTTGTACAGGTGTGCCTACCATCCAAGGCTTATATTTTGACGTTTCAAATAAATATCGAATAGAAATCATAAGTCATACTCCGGATTTGTTTTTACTAAATCTCCTTGAAGATCCTCTGTCAAGGGAATCTTTCCACCATGTTCATTTTGAACATGTTGAATTAAATTCATCATTTCTTTTATAACACCAAAGAAATCTCCACCTTCAACAGCTGAAAATTTTTCATCTATTCTCCTAATATCAACAGAGATTAAATGATGAAATCTATATGTGTCATCAGAAATATTCTTATAATAACGAACCTTTGTATCTTCGAATTCTCTGTACACTTGATATAATTTTGCAAGTAATTCAATATTCTTTGATATTGCTCCTCGCCCAACTCTTTGTTTCTCTTGATCCTCTTTATTCTTAGCTATATAGCTATTAAGAAACGAAATATTTTGTTCTATTGCAAGAATATGATTTTGAATTTCAGATTGTCTTGTCGTCATGACAATAATTTGTTTTTCTAATTCACTCTTTTGTTTAGAAAAATCATCACCAATATAATCATAAGTATCTGATGTCGAAGCATCTGCATTTTTTAATTCATCATTCGTCATTCCTTCTCCCTGATTCTGTTAAACATATACCTATAAATTTTTTCAATTGTTGTGTAAAGGTTATTTGATCTATTTTAACATTTGAAAGAGTAAACAAATTTACATATTCACCAGAGAGTATTGTCTTTGTAAAATTTTCTGCAATTTTATCAAGTATACCATAGATATAGTCTTCATTGAACATATTTCTGAAAGGATATGCTAGTTCTTCTAAAACCGCAGTTTGTACGACCTTTGGTTTTATTAACATTTCATTATATGGTCTACTGTTCGGATTAATTATATGAACACACTTTAATAATTTATAGATTGTTGGTAACTTTTTTATTTTCTCTAATACTCCATTACTTTCAATATCATCATCATAAAACTTCATTAATTTATATTCATCATTATTAATGATAGAACTATCTCTTTCGCAACCAAAATAAACACCTTGAAATTCGTTAGAAGTTATAACATTCTTAAACACTTTATAGTTATAACTTAATTGTAACATAGTCGGCGATTTTTCATAAAATTTTAGAGTTTGTAAATCATATAATACATCACGATATAATCCTAATCTGACCGGAATAGAAACTATACTATCGACAGATTGTTCTATTTCCCAAACAGAATCATACACAGTATTTATTCTCTTCTCTTTTCTAAAATAATATTGAAAAATATTTCTAAATACACACTTATAAAACACAGTTATATCATCAACATCTAGTGGGTTAAATTTCTTTAATCCATTACCAAGAAATTCATACAATACATCTGTTTTAATAACATCATGATCTAGATAAAATGTATTAATGTGTGAATAAACGACACTGTAGGACTTTCTACATATTTCGTTATACACACTCCTAATCGCGGTTTGTAAAAATTTATGCCCATTTGTCAATAATCGTAGCAAAATATATATCACATTAGGATATAAAACTTTAGAGCGATATTCGGGATAAGAGAGATTTAAAAATTCAGTATTATACCTATAAAGACACAAGACGGTTTGTTGTAAAATAAATAAATCTTCGACAACCGCAGATCTATTTACTAAAGACTGACAATGCACACTCCTAAGTTTCTCAACATACTTCTTTAATGTCCTTGATCTCAAACAACCTATAACAGGTCTTGAGTTCTCTTTACTGAAATTTTTTAATTCCCCACCTAAATAATTTTTAAGTATGATGTATGAATTATCTTGCACTGAATCTGTCCTTAAACTGTTTTCACATAAAGATTGGGACTCAGGTCTCACTTCTGCACAAACAGTTGTCACTTCATTTCTCCTCGGAAATTATAAGTAATTGACACCACTTATAAAATTTCTATACAAACTTAGAATTTGTTATAAATCATTGGATTCTAACATCGATTCTAAATTCTCAATTTCCGGGTTAATTTGGTAACATTTTATAAAATCTCCATATCTACAATCGGTTGCTAATTCTTTTATTAATTGAATTTGTTTGTCAATTTTTAATTTATCTTGATACGAAATATATTTTCGTGATTTACAATAAGTACAAGACGAAAAAAGAAATGAAATAAATAGCAATGATAAAAGAAATAAGTCTTTCATTACCGTCTCACAAATTTAGTCAATAAGTTCATATTAAATCGTTTGCCAATATTAAATGGAAACGTGCGCTGAAATAACCCTTCTGGTAATTTAAAATACCTAACAAAAGGGACCATGCACGTTCTGCCTATTTGTTCATAAATCTTTTTTGGATAAACATCTAAATTAGTATCTCCGATAATGCATATATGAATAGCTTCACTAATATCAAAAACTCTATCATTCATAAAAATATTAGTCACATTATCCCAAGTTTTCTTTCTTTCCTTAAACCTCAAAACATCATTAGTCGTCATTGGAAATTGTAAGTCTATTGGTCTAGTATTAAAAACATAATACCTATCACCAACAAGTTCACAAACATAATGCCATGGAAGAAAGCTCATCGAAAATCTTCCATACAATTCACGAACTCTTTTAAAGACTTCAACAAGATCCATTTTAGATGTATCGACTCTAGGTCTTGGTCTAACAGGGAGGAAAGGATTATTGTATGTATCTTGTAAAATAAACCCTTGAGGCTTTATTTTAAATTTATTAGAAATACTAGCAGCATCTTTAGTAATATCTAATCGGATATCTGAATCTGCTTCATGTAGTATTTTATATGTGTTTTTTAATTTTACATACATATTATCTTCCTAATGAGAAGGCGAGGGAGATTATTTCTCCCCCGCCGTTACAAGGGAATATAAAGGAAGGTAGAGTTCACACTCAAGAAACCTTCCAGTCTTATAATAGAGTTAAATTCACCCTAATTATAAGCCAGTAATCCTTCCTCGAGCATCGTATTTTTCGCTAGGCAATTTAGGAATATTAGCAGAATAACCACTTCTAAAACTACCTGCAGTTCGATCTGTATAGTCTTTAGTTGTTCTTGCTATTTGTCCTATTTTTCTAGCTCCCTTTTGAACGGCGGCATCCGGATCTATATTGGAAAGTCTCTGCCTCACTTGCATAACAGCTTTACCACCTTTTTCTTTCCAAGCGGTTGTTGCTTTACCAAAATCATTATAATTAGAGTTATTTTTTATTACTCTAGGAATCGATTTAGGGGTGTCTTGTATCGTGTTTTTAGTAGAGGTCATTGCTTTTTTTGTAACACTTTTAAAATTCTCTGGGTCATCACCAACCATCGAGCCTACAGCAAGAGCTCCACCACCAAGAGCTAATTTGCCCCAGTTTCTGTTTAAGAATCCTTGGTCAAATAAACTTATCATAATTCTCTCCAAAATAAATTGGGTGACTAACAAATAAACAAAGCAATTAGGAGAAATAATTTTTAATAATAATAATATCATTACCTAATATATTAAACATTAGAACCAGTGATTGTTAGCCACCCAAGAATTATATTCGTGTCTTAGTAATTCTTTCAAGTGGTGTATTTACATATTTATATGCTGCATCAGGATTCGGAGGCGATGCTTTTGGATCGACTTCTCCATGAGTACGATCCCCACCAGTAAACGCATTTTTAATAATTTGTTTATCTAATTTATCGCCTTCTGGAGAAAGTTCTTCAACATCGCTTTCTGCATTCGGCCCAATCTGAAGTATGTTACTTTCCAATAAATGGTGAATGCTTAACATATCTCATCTACTCCATCTCTTTTGCCACTAAGAACTCTCTTAATGACACTAATAAGATTATTTAATGTATATGGTTTATTTATAAAAGAATATGCTCCATTTTCAATTGAATCTTTAACTGGACCATTAGACGAATACCCACTAGAAATAATAACTTTAGCATCAGGATTAATCTTTAAAATTTCTTTTAATGTTTCTGTTCCGCTTATTCCAGGCATAACTAGATCTAAAATAACAAGTTCTATTTTATCCATATATTTACTATATAAATCTAAACAAGTAGTTCCATTATTAGCTTCGAGAACTTTAAAATTATACCTTCTTAATATATCTTTAAGAATAAACCGTATACTAGACTCATCATCTACAATAAGTATTAATTCTTTATTACCTTGAGATAAATCACAAACAGAAGAACTATTATTTTCTCTAAGAGTTTGATCTGTACATGGCACATACACTTTGAACTCCGTTCCGATATTTTCTTCGCTATATACAGTTATAAAACCATTATGATTTTTAACAATACCATAAACAACAGCTAAACCTAATCCTGTTCCTTTTCCTGTACTTTTAGTTGTGAAAAATGGTTCAAATATTCTTTCAAGAATAGAAGCTTTCATACCTATACCATCATCAGCAACTACCATACAAACGTATCTTCCCGGGACAGCTTCAGGTTGAGAACGACAATATAATTCATCTAATTCTGCAACTCTAGTTTTAATTGTTATTGATCCACCAGAAGGCATTGCATCTTTAGCATTAATACATAGATTTGTAACGATCTGATTAATCTGTGTAGAGTCCGCTAAAATTAAACAAATATCTTCATCAAGATCTAATTTAATATTAACTAAAACCGGCCACGTTGCAGTTCTGTCTAATAATTTATGAGCAATAATAATTTCATCATTGATATCAATTGGTACAAGATGGCTTTCGACTTGACGACTAAAAGTTAAAAGACGTTTTGCAATAGCAGCTCCTCTCTCAGAAGCTTCTAACATATCATTTAACATTTTACTCCAATCAGAAGTTTTTCCGTCAGAATCCAAATCCATACGCATTAATTGAACATTACCACTTACTATTTGAATAATATTATTAAAGTCATGAGCTAATCCACCAGCTAAAGTACCAACAGCTTCCATTTTAGAAGCCCGACGTAATTGTTTTTCTTTTTCTATTATTTCTAATTGAACATTTCTAACTGGCGTTAAATTCTTTGCAATACCCCATAATTCAACAACATTACCAGAATCATCAGAAATAGGATAAGGAGCAAGTTCAATATCTATAACACTCCCATCTTTATGGATATATCTTTTTTCATAAGGGGGTATTTGCTCGCCATTTACTAATTTTTCAACAATAGGTTTCTCCCACACCCAATCATCAGGATGTGTAAAATTCTCAAATGTAATAGCTTTTAATTCATCTTCAGTGTAACCAATCATTTCACAAAAAGCACGATTAGCAGAAATAACAATTCTGTCTAATGACACTCTAACAAACCCATCAAATAACCCTGATATTAACTTATCAAATTGATCATTTTTCTCTTTTAGATCGTTTTCTGCCCTTTTACGATCAGTTATGTCTTGAAATAAAACCGCAAATTGATTTGTTTTAGGGCTATATGCTGTTACCTCAAAAACTCTATTATCCATACTCATAACTTCTTCTTCGAAATTATCAGATTCCCCTGTTAAAGCAACATTACCAAATCTTTGAATCCAATGATCCTCTATTTTAGGTAACACAGTTTTAACAGTTTTTCCTTCAACATAATCTTTTTTAAACCCTGTTATTCTTTCAAATGCAGGATTAACAGTTAAATATCTATAATCAATAGGTACCCCGTGACCATTAACTATTATTTCATGTAAAGCGAAACCATCTAACATGTTTTCAAATAATCCTCTATACTTCACTTCACTTCTTATAATCTTTTCTTCAGCATTTTTACGTTCTGTTATATCAACACTAGTAAAAACCATTTCACCATCTTCACCAATACTTGAAGAACTAAGAATAATATCCTTAATTGTACCGTCTTTATGTTTGAATTTGGTTTCGACCCATCCTATACCATATTTTTCGACTTGAGGATGTTTTTCTCGACCAACTCTTTCATATTCTTCTTGAGTAGGATAAAGTATTCTTGCACTTTTACCAAAAAGTTCTTCTGGCCCACGACCTATCATTTTATGAAGATGCTTATTTGTTACTCCAAAAATCCTGTTATTAATTATACCCATACCAATAGGAGCCGCATTAAATATAGCATTTAGAGTACGTTCACTTTTCGTTAATTCTAATTCTGTTACTTTTCGATATAAAGCTATACCTAAACTATCAGCAATTCCTTCAAAGAAATTAATAACATCTTTAGTAAATACACCTACGCGTCTGTCATTTAATTGTAACAAACCAATTGTTCTATTCCCAAAACGAAGAGGAATAAGACAAATAGATTTAAAACCTGCAACTTCGCAAGAACCTCTTATATGATATCGTTCTTTATCTTCAATAGACAAATTCTGGAAGAATTGACAAAGATTATTCGACCAAAAAGATCCCTTTTCTGTGAAATGAGTAGGAGATATTTCTTCATCGTATTCAATAACACAACCACAAAGACAATCTAAAACATGTTCACAGTCTTCATCATGTGGATCAACACAAATTACTTCTTTCACTGCTAAAAGGCACTTTTCTTTTTCTGTGAAAACTTCATCGAACCCCTGAGATTTAAAATACGGGTAATCTCCATCTTTAGTCAATCTCACAGCGACAGCAGATATAAAAAGTTTATCTTTTAATAAATCTAAACACTGCTGTATAGTTTCATCTATTTCGATAGTTCTGTTAAGTAAATTTAATATCTCATTAGCTACTTGAGATCTAATCTGAATTTTATTCTTTTCTGTGTTGTCGGTAACAACAGCAACTATACCAGATATATGATCATCTCCATACAAATAACTCCAATTTACCTCAATATCAATAGTCCTTCCACGTTTAGTTACCGCTTTACCAAACCAATTAGTGTTTTTATTAGGATAACCTTGACGTATACTACCAAGCATTTCATTAATATCTTTAATAGATTTAGAATCAACAAAACTTTGAACTTTCTGACCTATTAATTCACCATTACCATATCCAATCATTTCAAAAAATGTAGTGTTCGCTAACTTAATCACACCATATTTATCTAGTTCTAACATTCCATGTGGAACAGTCTGTATTACTTTACTATATCTCGTTTCATTATCTCTTATTCTTTGAATACTATGTCTAATAAGAACAAATATTAGACATGTAGTTAATATAACATACAATATACCTTTTAACGTTTGAAACTGCCTGTAATTTTCTGGATCAGTGATCCCAAACATAAGATTATCACTAACAACAATCCAAATAGTTCCTATAATTAAATATACTAAACTTATTCTAATTGGAGCTTTAGTTTCCTTTTCTTTAAAATATAAAAATATAAAAACTAAACCTAATGCTCCACAAAATAAATAAATAAATATCAAGTCAATTTTATAACTTGGATTAATTTTGGAAATCCAATAATTTAATCGAGAATGATAATATGACAATTTATCTTTCTTTTCAATTTTAATATGATCATCAATAGCTTGTAACACTAAAGGGAATTTACCTTCTCGTGTTACAAAAAAAGATCCAAAAGGATTAAATACAATAGATGTCTGTCTTACATCATAATCGACACTATTAACCATACCACTAATACTATTTATAATAGCCGCAGAAACTTCATTATTCACTAATTTATCAAAAACTTCTATTGGTTGTTTTACCCATACATACTCACAATTAATGTCGAATTCTTCAGTTAAATTTATAAATTCTTCAGCATTATAATCACCTTCCATAACAGCGACAGTTTTACCATCCAAATCTAAAATATTGTTGATTCCACCTAAAGGTCTCTGATATATTGTTGTCCAATATGTAAGAATTGATTCTTTATTATAATCTAAATAATCGTCTCTTTCAATTGAATACGCGACACCTACATGAATATCAATACCACCAAATCTTACTTTTTGGAAACACTCTATCCAGCTATCACATTTAACATATTCAAGAGTCCAACCTTCACCCTTAGCAACATGCTCTAATATATCAATGAATAAACCTTTCGGTGTATCACCATCCATAAAAATAACTGGATAATTTTCGTAAACGCCAACTCTAAGTTTAAAATTAGCATTAGAAAGTGTTGGTATTATTAATAATAATATAACCAATAATATCCTACAAACATTTTTTTGCACAACGATTATTCTCCTATGAGACCTATAATTTCTTTTAACTCTTCTAAGGACACAGGCTTACTTATAATTTTATAAACTCCTCGATCTTTCATTAGAGTTCGTTCGTCATCATAAATTGCACCAGACATTACAATTATTTTCATATCTTTTTTTAAACTAAATAAATCATCAAGATTAGATTTAAAAGATTCACCTGGTATTCCTATATCTAAAAATACAAGATCAGAATCTAATAATTCTTTGTTATTTAATTTAATCGCATGTTTAGTAGATAATGCCATATTAGACTCGCAACCTAGTTTTTCTAATAACAACACAAAAACACGCATAACAGAATCATCATCATCAATAACAAATGTTTTTAATTTATTAGACATGATTGCCTCTTTAATTATTTAAAATAATGCTGCAATCTTTCCAGACATATCCAAATCTTTAATTGGGTTATTCAATGTTGGTAATTTAGGTAAAGTAGGTAATTCCGGCAAAGGTGAAAATTTTTTCGCTAATGACACTTTATTTTCAATATCTTTTTTAAATTCCGTCACTATATTCACATTATCTATTAATTTAGTAGGAATTTCTAAACCTTCTAGAGCCGGAGATTCCCAATCCACTTCACCATTTATAGTTAGTCCTATAGCAGATAATTTAGATTCTATTCCTAAATGAGAAGGAATATTTTTTTGTTTTATTTTTGTTAATTCTTCATCACACACATGATTTGAATCTGTTGGACAAACATACGGTCCGACTGGTGGTGTTGAAGAATAAACTATAAATTCTTTTTGTTCTGTTAAACAATAAACAGTATATGAATTAATAGAAGTGTCTGTTCCTTGATAACTTTCTGCTCCAGGACAATTCTGTAAACATCCAGTTAATTGGAACAACTTATCTAAAGCATCTATATCAAGTAAGTTTCTTAATTTATCTACACCGTCCATAAGAGCTTTTTCGGCAGGCCCCATCAATTGACTTAATTCATTCATTATAGAAGTAGACATAGTAGACATAGTTTCTTCTAAAATCTTATTAGTGCTACTTATATTTACTTTAGAAGTGTCACCATCATCACCTATTCCGAATTTTGATAAATCGAAACCTGTTAAACAATCAACAATAGAACCTACATTAACATTTAATCCATCAACAATACTCCCACTAGCTATATCATTTTTAAAAGTATCAATAGAACTAAACATTCCATTAGATTTATCTTTAAGTCCGGCAATTCCTAGATCTAAATCTCCTAAAGCAGATTCTCCACCAGCATCAATTATACCAGATATTCCTTCAGTGAGCCCTTTAGTTCCAAATCCTCTGCCCATCGAGATTGTTGTTTCAAATCCTCTTTGTAGATCCGTAATCTGATCTCCAGTATCCTTACAAAGATCTTCTTTACCAAACTTAATACCTTCTGTTAAACTTATATCCATTATTAAACCCTCTTAGTTGCGTCATCACATTTATCACCAACAGAATCTTCAAGATCATATTCCTCAGTTTCCCCAGGTCCAAGATCACGCACTGTTGTTTTTGGTAACGCAGGTTCTGCAGGTTTAGACGTCTTGGATGGTACTTTAGAAGCTGTACCACAATTTAAATTAATCATAGGAGCAACAGCATTAATTTCCGATCCACTCCATATATTACATTTTCCATCAACAGATATCGAACATTCACCTTGCACTTGAATTGTAAGATTTCCTTTGATGAGATTATCTTTATTACCTTCTACATTTTCAATTTGGTCTTTCTTAATAGTCTTATCTTCATTCTCGTGTATATTAGTTGTTCTAGTCTTATAAACAGTACGGTCTTCATTTTCTATCACATTAGTTATCTTATTTCCACGTACTGCTAGACTATCATGCTCTCCAATATTTCGCTTTCTAGAAAGTTTAATATATTCGGTTTGGTTTCCATCAATTTGTCTATTTTCATCTAATAATATTCTGACCCTTCTATTATCACGAGTCCAAAGATGGATACCCGATTCATCAATACGATAAACCGTTCTCCTCTCCGGATTACCGTCTCGATTATATACTAAGTAAATTGTGTTCGGTTCGTTTTCAGTTTCTTCATTTGCATAAAATACATTGAATTTTTTCGGCGTTTTAAAGATTATATATTGTTCATCTCTATCTTTCAATGATGGTTTAACGGTTACTGCATCTTGTCCTTCTTTATCTGTCTGATCTAAGGCATCAGATATTATTCGACAAATATACCCAGTGTTTATATCGTTACTATAAAATTTAATAATGACTTTAGTATCCGCATGAAGTGGAAAATAACTCCCATACTCACCATCAGCGGAAGGAGTTATTCTCCACGCATGCACATGATTCTTACACCATATACCATTTTGTTCTGATATATGTTGCATCAATTCTGGGATATGTACTCTATATCTGCCTTTTTGTAAAGGATCTAAATCTGGTAAAACAGTTCCAATAAATTCATGTTCAATCAACGAATTTGATTCGAATCCTAACGGCATTGTTATTTCCTTGCCTCTATTTCATTTAAGATTTCGCTTACTCTTTCAAGAATAGCGTCACCATATTTAAGTCCAACTTTATACTCACAAGGTTTAGGAATGTCTCCTGCAACAACTGGGATTTTATGACACCATACAACTTCACAATCAAACACTTCTTTAGGTTTAGTATTAAAATAAAACTTTAAAGGTGTCTTCGCATGGAATATTTGATCTGCATAAATAGCCATTCCTCCTGGACTTACATCAACAGTCCGACACACTCTAACTTCAGATCCATCGGCTAGAATATATGTTACATCTATCCCTACTTCAATACGATTATTATCTCGGCGGTTTTTGTACATGTCAGATATCCTTACTTTACATCCGTTGGTCTGGGGATATGAATTCAGTAATTTTGATCCCATAGGTATCCCTCCCAGAGATCTTCACGACTGTCCCTCTTGCAAATAATACTCCATTAACGAATACATCTAATGGATCATATTTTGATTTATTTAATTTAATAATTGCTTGAGGTCCTAATTTTAATATATCCTCAATTAACATCTTAGTCGAACCAACACGAATTTCGACTTCAACTTCAATATTACCTATTATAGATCGATTTTTACTTAATATTTCTTCTTGTGTCACAATATTCCTTTACACAGAGGGAGTTTAAATCGTAAAGATATCCTAAACAGATTTAAATATATCATGTTCGCCTCCCTTTACAATCTTACTAATGCGCCACTATCTAATCCGCCCTTAGTAAGTTCTTCTTCAGTTTTCCATTTTCTTAATATGCCATAAATCTTAGAAGCCAAATAACCTACAGATAATCCACCAGCGATAGCACCTAAAAGTGCAAGAGCAGCAAGACCAATACCGGTGGCACCTAATGCAGCAGATGGTCCTGTACTAGCTAATCCTCCAATAACTGTTCCTGAAATTCCACCTTTAATCCAACCTATTCTTTGACCTACTTTCTTTGATGCTTGAATATATGCCTGTACTTTAGGATCTTTTAATAGATTGGGATATTCTTTCTTTTCTTGTGGCGTTAATTCTTTATTTAAAAGTTTTTTACTTAAAGTGATAAATTTAACAACAGATGGATCTTTTACTATCCTACTTAATGAAGGATCTCTTGGTATTTGATTTTCTAACATTAATTCATTACTAACAGCAACCTTTAAAAGGGTTGAATTCATCGTAATCTCCTAACTGGGACATTCATTATAGCTGTTCCCGGTGGCACATTTTTCCCAGCTAATTTTAATCCTGTTGATGACATCTTTGTACCTGTAGTGGGAGAGACACTAACATTTCTCCTCATACGATCAATATTCCCCAAACCTAAATTATTCTTACTTGGTACAGAGGGAACACTTGTACTTAAACTTGCTCTCCGTACAGGTGTTCCCATTCTAACAAATCGTGAATTCATAGGGGATCTTGGGCGCAAAGTATTAGTCATCGGTCCAATAGGAGCCACAGAATTACTTCTTTGGGGCATAGGATATTCTAATAGACTTATCATCTTTGTTTTTCCTTAGTAATAAAAATTGCCCATTTCCTGTTTTTAGATTTCGATCAATGATATTTTGATATCCACTAGATACTGATCCAACAGGCGGTTGAATCGGAGTTGCGCTCCAAGTTTCATTTAAATATCTAACAATAGATAACATATAAATTATCCTTTGGAAGGATCAATTTGTTTAAACTCATCAATCTGTTGTAATTTCTCTTTTAGCGCATCCTGGGTATTAGTTAATTCTTCTTGAAGTTTCGGAGCTTCTTCTGGAGATGCTTCTTTTAATGAATCTTCAATAAACATAATATTCTCTTCCATAACATCTCTTTCAACTATAAGAGCAGATAAGGCTGATTCTTTTTCCACTGCGGCTTTTTCCGCAGCCAATTCTTTCTTAGTTGGTTTCTTTGGAGCCTTTTCTTTTTTATCTTCAACAGGCCTATTTTTAATAGCACCTAATATACCATCGATAGCTTCAAAAGAAATAGTCATAGAGACTTTAGGATGCAATACTCCCGTTGGGACAACTAAACATTTATCATATACTTGACGATTCATACAACAAACAGCATTCTCTTTAACTTTGGCATCTTCAGCAGTCGATAATTCTTTAATTTTAAGTATTCCTTCTTCAGAAATAAACGCATCTCGTGAAGAAGAAAATGTACCTTTGGGAATTACTAAGCAATTATCATATTCTTTTTTCATCACGATACAACGACCTTTTGCGAAATCCATAATTGTTCTCCTTAATATTCTTTCGTTATAATTTTAGTATTATACTTCAAAGAATTAAGATATTTTGTCATCGAATCTTCAACATTCTTGTGAACTTTATCTCCAACAGTCGCTGTTCTCGGAAAAAGACCTGTTGGATATCTACATAATATAACAAAGCTTATAAAAAAATCTAAAGATCCAGATACACAATAATACCCTTTATTAGATAACATTTTCATCAAAGAAATAGTGATCTGATTAGGATTATTTGTAATAACTTTTAAATCTATCAAAATCTTAGATATGTCTTGTATTGTTGAATATTTAGAAGATAAAGCAATTTGGTCCATTGCCTCCTTCATCACATCAGGTTTAATATTATCCTTAAAATTTCTCTTAACAAAACTAACAGCAGATAAATGCTTTTGTTGGAAATAATGTCTATAAAATATATAAGCGCATGACAGCATTATAAATTGTCTATGTTTCTCATTATATACTGCACCTTTACCTAATGCTCGAAGCAATGTCTGAAAAAGAAACAGCACTAAAGTTTTATGCAAATCTTTTTCTTTTTGAATTGCATTTTTATTAGCAATAACTGCGGCCCTAATTAGACCAAAATAGGTAGCATAGACACAATCATCTATTCTTGCAGATTCTCCAACCTCTAAACGGATTTCTAAATCACCAGAATCTAAAACGATACCAGCTAATTGATCTAATGATTTGGTCATTAATATTCTGTTAAATACAACAGGTGATGAAATTTTAGATACTCCAATAAAAATTAATGATTTATTGAATACATTAGATACATATTTCTTTACATTATTTGATGGTAGTTTTGTCAAAAACAAATTAAAATCATTATTAAATACATCATATACATCTTTATTAGAATGATCCCGATCATACCATAAAATATTTTCTTCTCCTTTTTCTAGCATATTACTAAGAGGAGAAGGAGCGTAATTTTGAGACGGGAAACTGCCCGTAAGTCTTTTAGACCCATCGATTTTATCATTTGATGACATTCGGTCTACTCCTTTGGTTTTTTAATATTTATAAATGTTATAAAGAAATATTATGTATAAATGGTCTGACCTAATAACTTTATTATTTGTTGATACTTTGGAGCCAGTATAATTCGGTCTACGAAATTATCAGGAATAAAGTCAAATATAGACTTTATGTTATTTACCAAAAGAATGACCTGATAGAAATGAGATTCGTTATATTTATCTTGACAAAAAACTTCAGGTCTCATACTCCATTTTTCTACATTAAATAAAATAAATTCACTATCTTGTTGTAATATTTCTAAATTGTTAAAAAACACATTATTATGTATTGGTTTAGAAAATTCTTCAATCAATTTAATCTTATCGGTTGGATAAAGACTAAATGCACTTAACATGTCAGTCTTTTGTATTTCCATAATTATGTACCACCTAAGAAAGGAGAAGTTCGAATGATCAACGCGGAATTTTTGAAAACTGCAATGCCCATCCACACTGCCATGAATGAGTTACTCGCTTTTAACCTTGCTTTACAAGCATCAAAAAATCCAGACGCTATCTGGGATGGAGCAGACGTTGCAGTGCCGTATTTACTATCAACACCAGGAATCGGTAAAACATCGATGATGCGAGATCTGTGTATGAGACTCAATTGGGCCCTCATCACAATTCATGCAGCAATGAAACCACAAGAAGAATTCGGTGGTATTCCTGAATTTGCCACTATTGAGATTGGTGGCAAAAGCTATCGATCAACAGCGTGGTCCTTACCTGATGTTGTTGGTCAAATGTATCAATTGGCAGAGAACAAAAATGTTCCTGTCGTTGTTGTATTCTTTGACGATATGCATCTTTGTGGCTCAACACACCTAGGACTAATGCAGGAATTGTTTTCGGAAAGATCAATTCGAGGTTATGAAGTACCAGCAAAATGTGCTTTCTGTGCCGCTGGAAATACAAGTAACAAAGCAGGCGCAAGAACACATAGCTCGGCAATCACCAATCGAATGGCATTGATGAATGTGATTCCAAGTTTTGAATATTGGAAATCAAACTTTGCTATCGGCAGAAACACCGATAAGTTGCATTTGTCATTCAATCCTAGCCGTCTGCCAGAACTGGCCAATGAAAACAATTCTGTACATCCTGGTGTTATTTCGTTCCTTGAACAAGATCTATATCGTCAATATTGGATCATGGAAGAACAAGTCGATGTCGCATGGGGATCGAATCGATCATGGACTCGTTTCTCAAATTGGTTGTACGCATATGAACGAGCAAACAATACCATCATGAGAGAAGATCTTGTCATGTATTTGGCAACATCTCATGTAGGTAAAGAAGCATCGGCAGATTTTGCAAAGTACTACAGAATATATTCGAAATTTGATATGGAGTATATTGTCTCCCATCCGGACGAATATCAACTTCCTTCGTCTCCTGTAGATCGCTACGCATTAGTATATGCGTTAGTTAATTACTACAGTAATCATAAAGACAGAAGAAGTATATCTGTTCCGATTGCAAAAATCGTACTGAAATATTGTAATCAATATCGTGATTTAGCACTTATTATCATGCAGAATATTATTGACATCGAAAAACGTTTGAAGAAACGACAAGTCTATAGTATTCTATCAGAAGCAATGAACAGTCTCCAACCAGATGTGACGTATGATTTAATCCAGGAGATATCCAATGTATAATGAGTCAGCAGCACAAGAAGAATATGAGGAATGTAGTGATGCTGTAGTTAACACGAAAATAAACAAAGCCCAAATTAAATTATCTAAAAAAGCAGACGGGCTAAACTTCTTTGGTGCTTGTGCATATTCATACGCATGGAGCATCCATTCAATGCCTGGCATGAATGCAGAAGGTTATGTACTGTTCGATAAAGACACTAAAGATATTGAGGACGGCACAATTCACATCAATTATGACCTCGTAAAAAGAAAAGATTATACGCATATACATCTTGCGTATATTATCTGTCACGAATTATTACATATCCTAGGGCGCCACGGCCTCCGTAAAGGACAAAGGGACCATGGTATATGGGCAGCAGCATGTGACCATGTTGTTGAACGTGATCTTATGGATGTTGCACATTCAGTTGTCCCTTATGATGATCGATATCATTATTTTGAAAAACTACATAAAGAACAACCTACATGTAGTGTTGAACAAGCATACGATTGGATTGTGAAACAAATTAATGCCGGCAATATTCAAGTACATTTAGTAGCCGGAGATTCAATGGTTGAAGTGACTGATGAAAATGGGAATACGTTTACCATTAACGTGCAGGTTGGTGGAACTGATCCTAAAAAAGTGAAGGGTAATAGCGCTCAAGTTTTACAAACTAATGAAAAAGTTTTAGCTGAAGCTAGAGCTCTTCACGAAATCATGAAATCTCGTGGAACATCACCAGGAAGTTTAACATCTCTTTTGGATAGTATGTTAGCGGTCGAAATCCCTTGGGAAAAACTGCTTGAAAAATCATTAAAAACAAATGTCCAAATGAGACCTGATGATAGAACATGGAAAATGCCAAACAAAATATATCGTCCACTTGGAATTCTTTTACCAGGACAAACGATGATGGAAGAACGGGAAGGAGTAGGACTAATTATATATGCAACCGACTCCTCTGGATCTATGTCAGATGAAGAACTTAAAAAATGTTCATCTGTCGTACATCAATCGTTCCAATATTTTAAATATGTTTGGTTATATGTTCATGATGTAGATGTAAAGCAGAAAAAAGAATTTGATAAAACAGAAGCCCATAAATTCATGTCATTCCTTAAAGTAGAAGGATATGAAGGGCGAGGTGGAACATCTCATAATCCTGTGTTTGATAGAATACAAAAAGAAGCATGGGAAACAGACGAATACAATGCAGAAATATCACTCGTTATATGTTTAACTGATGGGTACTCTGATATCGAAAGTTCGATTAAAAAATACGAGTGGTGTAAGAGTATACCGATTGTGTTCGTAATATTCGGCGGACATCAAATTAATGTAAGTCAAGAAAATGTAACAGTAATCAACGTCGAATAGTCTATGGGTATATAAGAAACAAATCAAAGTAGTAATGACTGGCCGAACTAGGATAACCTCCGATGTTCGGCCAGTCACATTTTTTTATCAGTATCTATTTCATCTTACGAGATCCCCAAGTCGAAAATTTCTTCGCCTTTGGTAATTTGGATCTATTTATTGAAGACATAATTTTTACTTTTTCGTCACTATCTCTCTGTATATTAGACTTCGTTGGCTTCATCATATACTCTGGTCGCCTTGCGAGAGATCCTATTAATGGCTTGGGGTTCCCTCGCAAGACTGAATATTCAAACAAAGAAAGCATAATAATCCCTCTCTATTACATCATACCATCGAGAGCATCAGCTGCTATATTTGAAAAGCCTGGGAAGGTACGCGTTCGCCTTTTTTTCCTACCAAGTTTCTTTAGTATTTTGTCACGCTTCCACTTATTACGCCTGTTCTTTATAGCCCGGCGAAATCCAGCACGAATGGCTTCTTCAAGCAATTCTTTTCTAATCATAACGTATACCTCCATGGACATATGACATCCATTGGATTACAGGTATTCGTTAATTCCGCCTGACTCTTCGAGTTGTTCTTTATCAACGGCCAAAGCAGCCTGAGCATGAATGGCTTCGTTAACAAAAGTCATCGTAGCAACTTCAGAAAACAAACGGATGTTTTTGTAAGTTTCTTCTAAGTTCTGTCCAATAAATTCTTCAATGTTTTCCAGAACAAAGTTCTTCAGAGTCTTACCATAATCATATGTTGCCGCAACAGCTTCATTAATAAGTTCTTGGTTGTTCTCGACAAAAAGTTTAGTTTCCTCGTTCTCCATTAAAGCTTCGACATAACTTTTCTGACCCATTGTAAATCCTCCAAAAATAAAATAAAGTTAAATTAAACAGCTTGACGTTTTCTACCTAATAATTTAGTTAAACCAGCAGTGGCTAATCCGGCACCTAAAGCAGCAACGCCCATACCACCCGGATTATCCTCTATACCTCTGCGAAAGGCTTTAGCAGCAGCACCTACTTTCTCACCAGCAGCATCAACAGTACGGCCAAAAGCACGACGTTGTAATGAACCAGTTGTCTCATTATCAAAAGCAGCTTTTCTTCCAGCCTTCATTCCTGCTCCATAAGATGCTTGTCGTCCAGCAAGATTATCCATTTTTGATACACCGCCTGCTCCTCGAGCAACTTTATCACCCCAGTAGCGTTTAGTAGTGTCCCACCAGCCTTCCTCTAATTTGGCCCACTCAATTGGGGCGCCTTCAACTAAGTGGGCTACTATTTTTTTTCGTCTGATACTCCTTCCAAGAATGCAGCGATACCACCTTTAGCTTCTTTATATTCAGCTTCAGTGACAATAAAACCTTCTTTGACAGTTGTTCCCTTATCATCGTTAACTTCTTCATTTTCAACGATAACTTCAGGCGGTTCACTATCAAGTGTCGACTTCAGCGATTCGTTGATAATCTTATTTACGTCAAAAGAACTCATATTCATCCTCCGATTTAAATTTTAATCGTTTATTATAAAAATAAGATTACGCAGCGGCTGCAGCAGCAGCTTTACGCTTAGGAATCATGCCTTTAGCCCAAGCAAGACCAGCCTTAATCGCATCAGGAGTAGATTTGATGCTACTTGCAACTTTACCATATGCCGACTTAACCATATCTCCAACTTTAGCCTTACGAGCTCTTAATGTAGCAAGGAGCTTGTTCTTACCACGTTTGGCATCACGAGTAAATTGAGCTTTCTTCATTTTCACTCTTTGCTTTACACCCGTCCAAGTCATCTTGGGTTTCGGAATAGGTCGTGGCCCAGTAGGCGTCGGTCCCATTTTAGCTTCGAAAAGACTTTCAAAAATATCAGCGTTATTATCAACATACGCAGATATGACTGTCGAAAGGTGTTCTTCTAATTTTTCATCAATCTTGTCAGTCTCCAACTGCTCAACATACATATCCATAGCCTTAACGAAATTCTCGTCTTCATAAAGGAAAGCATCCTTTATAGCTTCAGTAACGACCATATTAACAATAACATCATCACCTTCACAAATAAACTCCATCAATTCAGTCTCATCCTTAAACATTTTTAAATCCTCCAAAAGATTAATAGTTTACTTCTTAGTTAATACATTTCTTGTCGTCTTGTATATCTTCTCTCTAATTTTGCCAGATTTAGACAAATTATAACCTTTGACTCTTTGTTTCCTTAAAGTTTTTGCTTCCTTAGATGATGGATCAGAAACAGCTAATCTTGCAGATGCTACTGCTTGGACAGTTTTCCCATCTTTTCTTCTTTTTTTAATATTAGCAAGACCGGCTTCTGCGGCAGATTTTATCTTCTTAGCATAAGATGTATCAGCAACCGCATTTGTTGATGAAGTTTTAGCTTTATTAATAATATTTTTACCTTCTTGTCTAAAACTTTCAATACCTAATTTATCCTTAACCCAACCAGATATTCCAGGCTGTCTAGGATCATTATTTGACCATTTATTATAATCTGCTTTAGCTGTTTCTTCTTTAAATGCTTTACGAAATTTAGCACCAAGAGTCGTATTACCTGCTTCATAAAATTCGAAATTATAATAGATGTGTTGATCTAAGATTTCGAATATTTTATGTTCTAAATCTGGAGTAACTTGATTATTTTCTAATAATTCTAAATATTCATTTAATAGTAGTATATTTTCTTCATTTTCATAAAATACATAATCACGAAATGATTCATTAAGAATAAAAGTTAACACGAGTATCTCCTTAACCCATACCGGCTTGTCGGAGTCGTTCTGCTCTTTGTGCAGCTTCTTTATCTCTTAAATCTTGATATCGTTTCTGTTGTGTAGCAGCCCCAAATCCTGAAGCCATTGTTCTTCTAGCTGCGCCCCGCAAATATCCTTGTCTTGCTGTGGCCATTCCTGCACCAATCTTAGCAGCTAGTCCAGCACCAGCATGAGCAGCGGCTTTTGTTCCTCTCCAAGCAGCTTTACCATATCCAACCGCACCACCAGCACCTGCCCAATCTTTACCACTACTAGAAAGCTCTTTTGCAGCTGCAATTCGTCTATCACCAAAAGAACTCATCTTACCAGATAAAGTACCCATAGTACGCGCAGATCTAGCTAAAGTTCCTGCTTTAGCAGATGCTTTCATGAGTTTAGTAGCTCCACGGGTACCATATCTATTAATAGCTTTTTTGCTTGGAGCTTTAAGTTCAGAAAGAACCACATCAGAAATAATATCAAACAAATCATCTTCACCAATAACATCGTTATATTCTAGGCCAAATTTTTCCAAATTAGATTCGATAAAAGGAAGAACTACATCACCAACATCTTCTGCAATTTCAATAATGAATTCTTCACCCTGATTATCGACATCTGGAATTTTAATAATTTCTGTCATTGGTTCCCCGAGATAAAAGAAGCTATCATCGATCGATTCTCTAATAATAAGATCTCTGTAAGCTTTCGACATATTAGCCCTCGTCTGCTACTTCTGTTTTCATAGAGTCAAAATACTTGTTAACCTCGCCAACTTTAATCTCTTGATCTTTATCAATAAGATTTTTCGGAACTCTAACTTCTCCTTCTTGCAATCGACGAATTCTTTTTGTCGTCGCCATTGCTCCAAGGCCAGCAGATATCCCTACGTATTCCATTTCAGTTAACTGCATAACACTCTCCTCATAAATTAAAGGAAAAAAATTAACAACTCTTAACAACTTCCGATTTAGGTTTCGGAGTTTCGCCCTTTTGTTCTTTTTTCGTGTTCTTTAATGCAGCGATTTCTTTACCTTCATCAACTCTCCGCAATTTTTTAACCATACCTAAAGCACCAAGTCCAGCAGAAATACCCGATAATTCAAAAGCATTCATCTTCTACTCCTTATGATTTTCGTTAACAGTTTAATAATATTTCAAATCAATGATCCAGCTGCGCCGGCTGCTGCTCCAATACCAGTTTGTGTTAACAAATCTTTCCACCTTGCTTTTTTCTCTTCTTTAGTTAAAGACTTCTTTTTTTCCTGACCTACTTTGGCAGCAACTGCTCCACCTAGACCCCATACTGCAGCCTGTTTAAAAGCATTACGAATTGCGCTAGCTGGTATTTCTTCCGTTAATAAATGTGATACTGGTAACATAGGTAATCCTTTATCCTCCTGTGACTAAGTCTGAACATTTTAGACCTGTCGGAGAAGGTTCTATAAATTGTATCATTAACGGAGAGGTTAGAGATGGTTTCCACCTAAATTTCCAATCACTTACCTCAACAGAAAAACACACTTTGTTTTCTTCTTGATCACAAGATAAATACGGATAATCTCTAATTATTTCACCATATCTATCAACAAAATTATATCTATATTGTTTATGAATAACAAAATCATTCTTATCGAATTTTACACAAAACGTAACCTTCTTATCCGTATACATTGCACCAACATCTGTTTCATCATAAATTAAATATGTACGTCGAATGAACGTCTTCGGCTTTGAAAAGAGTTTATTAACATCGCCAATTTTGAGGAAAACAGGACCATATATTGATCCCCTTCGAATACTTTCTTTCTCAGAATCTAAATAGAATTTTTCCCCATCGGAGTCTCTAATCCAAATCACCTGATTTCCATCCAACCCCCAATATCCATCATTTGGTTTTGAGGCAACTTCAAAAATATTACCGGTATATCTATCGACCCAACTTAGAACTTGTGTATCAGGATCAATGATCCATTTACCATTTTCTGTGACTGGTTTAGGAATAGGTGACCCTAATTTTTCTTCTAAATTAATCTCTTTAAATATATTTAATACTTTCTGTACAGGATAATCTGATATTGGGTCATTACCAAGCCGACTGTATATAACATTAATAGCCTCGATAGATTGTGGTATATTATCAATACATGTAAACATCGGCATTTGAGTCAAATAACTAATTTCTGCATTTACTGAAAAAGCCCTTTGACTTGAATCGGCTATATTCGAAGAAATACTTTCTAGACGAATATGTGGACGATATCTCATTGAGTAACAATACTCTACTTGGCCCTTATTTTCGTTTAATTTCGTAAATAAGTTAGCTATTTTATGGCCATAATTTTCATAGTCAAGGGTTCTCAGATGTTCATATGAGACTTCTAGAAAGGAAGTAAACTCTAGAATTTGAATATATTTACTCAAAGGCAAATATCGTTTGATTGTGAATTCGAGTTCTTTAGCTTGTAATTGTGTTTCACAATTTATCATAACAGAAATATTAGTTTGTACATGTTCTTCTTGAACCGTGATGGCAGCATTAGTTTCAAAATTTATAAGAGCCTTATGCTGCATTTGATTTTCCGGTCCAAAGTGCTGAATAACATTGGGACGTTCTCCAAAGATATAATGATCATCATTTAAAGTCACAATGCACGCAGGCAACTCATACTGTGTTTTAAACTCTTTATCAATAGAGAATGTCCTGTTCGCAATGTTAAAATCATAGGACCGAATAGTAGTTGGTTTAAAAATATAATTATCAAATAATGTACGAACAGATAAACACAGATCTGAGTAATAGTTATGTATTTGCATACTTAATTCCTAAACAGCTAATTGTGGTCCGCCTAGATTTTTTCTTGACATTTTAAATTTATCAATTTGCATTTTTGCTACTTTTCTTCTTAGGTTCCTCTGTAACCCTTTGTAATAATCATGAGCTACTTTAGATCCACCACCAACCATATCTGCTAAATCTTTAGATATACCTTTATTTAGTTGTGTTGTATTTTTTGCATACTTCTTAACATCTGGATGTAAGTTTACCGTCATTTCAAGTATAGATAGCATACTTAATCTCCTTGAGCTACCGTAACCGCTTTCCTTCCAATATTACCAGCTTGAGATAACATATCTTCTTTTGCAGCACGTAATTTTCTAAGCCGATTTGCCATATTAAATGCGCTCACATCTGTTCCACCAGCCTTATTAGCTAATGCTTCTTTTCCTTCATCAGGATGTGGAACATCTTGTTTTTTGCTAAATGGCCACATTTCATACATTGCAATCATAATAAATGCTCCTTATTAATTAAAAAATATAACCCAAATAAGAACCTAATTTATTTCTATCGTCATCCGTCATTGATATATTTTTAAAAAATATCCCTAATTCAAATCGATCTTTAATAGTTTCTTCACAGCGTAAAACAACACCTTTAAAATTTAGAATCCCATCAGGTAATGTTAAACATATAGGTAATTCTCTTAAAGTAAGAACAGGATTGTCACAATAACATTTAGCTCCACCAAGACTAAGATTAAATGTTTCACATTCAATGTCACCTATACGAATAGGTATGTTTCTAAGTTCTCTTCCATATTTTCTTGTATCTATCATAATTACTCACTACTCTTGTTTTATGATATTTGTAACAATTCTTCGATCCTTCAATTTTCGACGGATATTTTGTCGTCGTTCAAATTTAATTTTTCTTCTTGGAATTTCAGATCTTCGCTCTAGTCCGCCTTTCGCAAAATATACAACACTATAAAATTGGCGTCTATCAACTCCTGATCGTCTATCCATTTCTAAAACATTAGGATTACGTTCCATGATTTCATCGGTTCTTTTAATATTAATACATACTATTATCTAAATTCAAAAGTTTTCTAGAAGGCCTTTTATTTTGTCTTTGTAAAGCTAACATCCAACCTTTTGAAAGTTTATCTCTTTTAATACTTTTAGGTAATGTCTTGATTTTATCCAAATACGCTTTTGACACTTTTTGCATATTAGGTTGTATTTCGAATAATTGAAAAATTGATAACATAAGAGTCTCCTAGCTAACAGATTCCGCAAATCTCTTTGCAACTTCTCTAGCTTTTTCTTCAGAATTAATAGTAAATGGTTCTTTCAATCTTTCAAATCCAGAAGTAGTAGGTTTAACTACATCACCAATTCCAAAAGAAGCAATGGCCCTATGTGACCATCCATACCATCTACCATTAGCTTCTGATTTACCAAAACTATCAACAGAGCTGTTGGGAGTTCTGCGTTCTCCTTTAATCATAAGCCATGTTTGATGTGTGCATATGGGAAACCCTTTAGCATCTTTAGGTGTGTTCTCTACAGTACGATCTTTAGGAGCGATTTTAGTAACAAACCATTGAGTACGTTTAAATTTCTTCATACGATTAGTTCGTGGATTGAAATCTAGAACCTTTTTAGGTTTACGCTTTCTTACAGCGTATTCGCCCTCTTTAAGATCAGGTTTCTTATCTTCAAATATAGGAGTTATATAGTTACATACAGATATCATTATTTCAATCCTTCAAAATATCGAATAAACATTTTAATACGAGTATCAACGTGCCTATTAAAATTAGCGGTCCATAAAAATCGTTCTACTGATTTTTTCAAATTAAGATGATCAGACCTTGATTTTACTTGATATGATGACTTTAAATTAGATGTTCCTTTGATTATTATAGAATAATTTTTTAGTTCTTTCGGATCCATAAATAACGGCCATAGTCCTTCTATAACAAACCGTTTTTTCAAAGTAGGTAACATCTTTTTAAAACCAACATTAATCTTTTTAGTTATATCTAACATCTCTTCAATTGTCGCCGCATAACGACCTGTTTTTTCTTTAAATTTATCATGTATCGGGTTATAAAACAGTTCATCCAAAGAGATATAACCAACATTATATTTCTTTGATAATAAAATGCCATCTGTCGTCTTACCACTACCACTCAAACCTAACACTAATAATATATTAGTTTTATTATTATTCCAAGCATCCATATTATATTGATAATCTGGACCACTTATGAACTTTCGTTCAAAAAGATTATGTATTGGTATCATAGTCTTCAATCGCTGTTCTAAGGATTTCAAAGAACGTTCCGTTTAAGAACACGCTCATTTGGTGTTCTTCTACTCCAATATTATACTCAACCATCATGTCTATTAATTGTTTTCTATGGAAAGAAAAATAAGAAGCCTTTAAACAATCAATTGCAGATTCTCTCTTTATCTTCGGCATTTCTGCAGTACAAAAATTTTGACTACGTTCCGCACATTGATTTATTTGTTTTGTTATGAAGTTCGAATAATGAGTTACATTATCTCCTTTAGAAAATCCTACACCCATAATAATAAAGGAAATAAAGATTAATAAACAACCAAAAATAATTTTTGATCTCATTAGTCTTCTCCACACCATATACACTACTATGGCAATTATTATATTCTTTAATTAAATACTTGTCTTTTCATCATAATTTGAATTTGTTCCGTCAAATTTATCCTGACTATCATCTACTTCAGAAGGTTTGTTATTCTTTTCTCGAAGTTTTATTATATTCAATAAATGAGAAGCCATTCCTTTGACTGCTCTATCTGAAATGTTTGGTGGTAACGATATAGCAGGATATTTATCAGTATATGCTCTTTTTGTGAATTGCAACACTTCATACTCAACTAGAGAAATCATGATTCACCCTTAAAATAGTTCATTAAACTATCTCCATAAGGTTCCAATATTGCTATAGCAGTCTGACAAACATCATTATCATAAACTGTTCCACAACCTCTCCTTATTTCATCCAATGTCTTTTTTAATCCTAAGGCGGGACGATAAGGACGATGTAATGACATAGATTCTATAACATCACAAACAGAAAGTATTTTTGTTTCTAAATATATTTCATTTTCTTTAAGATTTCTAGGATAACCTGATCCATCAAGACGTTCATGATGTTGTAGTATTATTTCGGCAACATCATGATTTAATACATCTTGAAAAGGAATATTCTTTACAATATTATAACTAGCAGTGACATGCTCTTGCATTAATCCTATTTCTTTTTTTGTCAATCTTGCAGGTTTAACAAGGATTTCTGTTGGAACACAAATCTTACCAACATCATGGAGTAAACCGGCTATTTTAATACTTTGACAGATATCTTCACTTAAATTCATTTCCTGACTAATAGCTAAAGCTAAATCGGTTACTCGTTTTTGATGACCAGCAGTATAAGGATCTCGTAACGCTGTTATTTTAGACAACGATTTAATTGATTCATTAAATAAGGAATATATACTTTCTGTTTGTCTTTTAACTTGTTCCTCGAGATTTTTTTCATATTCATCTCGATGTTTAATATAATCAAATCGTTCAAAGCATTTAGATATAGAATGATTAAGTAATTCAAAATTAACTGGCTTCATTAAATAATCACAAGCCCCGTATCTTAAAGCTTCAACAATTTGATTCGACGATCCTGCACCAGAAACAATAATTACTTGCACATCCATTCTTATCGATTTTATTGATTTAAGTACAGTTATACCGTCAATATCTGGCATGTCTATATCTGTTAACACTAGAAAAATATCTTCTGTTCGTTCGAATTTTTCTAACGCTTTTTCAACATTAATAAACCCTATTGGTTGATAACCAACCCTAATTAAATATTTAGATATAATATCAACAATAGATTGTTCATCATCTAATATTAAAATTTTTCTTGCCATATTTGATGGGTTCATTATTTATTTCCTAGATTTGATATCATCTCGTCTATTATCTCTTCTATTTTATCATATTCCCAATACGGTATCCGTAATAAACCGTATCCTGTCGTTGTTACATAATTATTTTTTATTTGATCATTTATTACTGTACGTTCATGGACGTATTTAGCACGAGCATGTTTATTAACAGGACCATAATGATGTTCGCCATCAAATTCAATAAGAACTTTAAATGTCGGCAAAAAGAAATCAAACCGAAGATGTTTTCTATTGTTCCTAGTTTTACAATCATCAAACGTCTTCTCTTGTTCAAAAGAAATTTCTCTTTTAAGTAAATGATCAATTATTTTCTTTTCACCTTTAGATACTTTTTTACCTTTATAATATATTCTTTTCTTTGGCATTATCACCTACCAGGATTATGCGGGATGAGGTAAAGCTCTTTGTTTAGGCATAGAAAATTTAACTTTTGGTTCTCTTTTACCTGTCATCTTCAAATTACGTTTAGTTTGATTTGCTGCTTTCATTGAACTCCTAGCACGTTGTCCTGCAGCACCGGCAGCTTTCACAAAAGAATCTCTTGCATTTTTAGCTGTATCTCCATATAATGCATTACCTATAACATCTCTTTCAAGACCTTTAGCCATAGCCCCATACTGTCCTGCTGATTTTGTAAATTTCTTACCCATTTCACTATGACCTTTAGCCATAGCTTGTTTTACATCCGCATATTTACCCATAACTTTTCGACCAAGTTTAGTACCATATCCCGCTTTACGGATACCTTTAACAATAGCACGCCCAACTCTATTCTTATACATTTTACTAGTTAATTTTCTAATAAGAGATTTCTTAACTGGTTGTTTAGCAGATTCTTTTAATTTTTCTTTAACATGTTTTTTAGCAGCTTCCACATCCTCTTTTGAAATATTAACTTTAAGCTCGTTTAATACTTCGGAATGACTTTCAAAATAAACATCTAAAATAGAATGATCATCTTCTTCTAAATATTTTACCGCAGCGTCAACAAATTCATCTTGATATGTTTCACAACAAGCAACAGTTAAATTCTCGATATAATCTTCGAGTTCCATTAATTCTAAAGTTTCATATATTCTAGTCACAGATATCATATTTAATATCCTCTTAAATATTCAGCTAATTTGAGTCTATTCTTATTAAATGGACTAATACAATCTTTACTAAATTCGATGGATGCTAAATAATCTCTTTTCTTTATTTTCTCGATACGATTACAGTACCCTCTCATTTCAATCGTATCTCCGTTCTTAGTAATTATAATATCCATACAAACATCAGATTGAATAAATGTATCAAGCCTACAAAGAATACCACCTAAAGATATATTAACAGTTTTACCTTTGGCTCTAGGACCAACAGCAATATCTAGTTCAATAATTCCTCTAGAATAAAATCTTCTGTCGTCAATCATCCATTACTCCTATTTATTTTTTCTTCCAAACAGAAGTGACTTCCGTCTTCCCTCCTGCAGGGCCTGGATTCTTTTTAATCGCGACGGTTATTAAACGGTCTGGTCGTCCTTTTGGATGGAATCGACGAAATATTGGTTTCCCTCTAGAATCTTTTGCAATATCCTTATTCGGTGGATTCTTGAAATCATGTACTTGCCAATTAGGAGTGTTTTCTACTTTAATAACTTTTTTCTCGAGTAATGAAATCATTATCGCATCTCCCGGCAACGCATCTCCTGGCAATTAATAAATCGAGCTAATCTTAATATATTATCTTCATTTTCAGTCTCTATTTGAAATAATAAAGCGATATGATACGAAGCTTCTCCCATACTAGAAGACCTTAAACATGTACCTTTAACTTCAAAGTCTCCATCTGGTAATTCTAAAATAATATCAAGTTCATCCATCTCTGGTACTTCTTTATTAACAATAGCAAATGCTCCACCAATACTAATATTTAAAGTTGATCCTAATATATGTTTATTTATAGATAATCGAACAGGATGTGTAGCTCGTTCATATTGTCTGTTACCTAAATGTGAGTTCATAGCAATCACTTATCAGGAATTAATAAAGTCTATCATCGCAGATCTTACACGTTTTGGTAAATTTTCAAAACTTATAGCAACATTATAAAGTTCATCTTCTAGTTTGCTTAAACGTAAACATTGACCTATAAGAACAGCATTTCCACTAGGTAATTTTAAGGATAGACTTAACTCTTTAAATAATGGCACATCATTTTTAATAAAAGCGGATATTCCACCTAAACTTAGATTATTAGTCCATCCAGGTACAGAATCATTTATTAATAAATCAACGGACTTATTTAATCTTAAGAATTGTCTATTGTCGGTTACCATGCGCGGGTTATCCCATGTCTTTCTAACCAAATTCCGATTTCAATAAATATATACGCCCAACCAATACCAGACAACCAAATCAATATATAAAATCTTTTTTTCTTTCTAAATAACCATTGTAAATATTTACCATATAATCCATAATGGCGTCGATCGACCAGACTATCTCTTCTATCTGGTCCAACATATTTCTTCTTTTCTATCATATTATGGTATTCCCCCTGCTTAATCACAGGGGGAAATCTCCAACAAACAATTAATTTAAAGTATTACCAAACCCTTTAGAATCGGCACCTTCAACACCCAACTGGGAATCATTAAATGCTTGACCAGAAGGTTTGATTTGATTAGCAGGAGTCCATCCTTCAGTTGCCCGATGAGCACCATCAGTTCCCATATTATTTTCATACGAATCATCATCAGTATAAACATCAACTGTTCCATCAAGATTAGACATTTCAAGAATAAGCCCATCAACAATATTGGCTCTATCTGCAACAGCAGCGTCAAGATCCGCGACCTGACCTTTAAGTTCGGACTCTACATTGAAAAGTTGATCCTGAACATAGTCAAATTGATCACCAACCATTGGTACACAAACCCAATATTCAACAATTTTTGGGGTTGGTTTCTTGATGACAACATACTTAGGGACTGTGGTGATATTAGATAAAGCAGTAGCGGCATCAGCCCAAACATCAAACTTCTCCAGAATTCTTAAACGAAATTTAGCCATAACATTTACTCCTTTGATAATGTTGTTTAACCATCAATTTTAAATTCTTGTTCTTCGGAATTTGGATCAATAAAGTCATTAATTTTCTTTCTTATATCATTACTAATTTGACTAAAATATATAGCTGTATCATATTCATCTTCTTTGACTTTATCACATCGCACAACAATACCTTCAAAAGATTCTTCACCATCAGGAAGGGAAAGAGTCAATTCTAACTTTGTCATCTCTGGTACATAACTGTTCATTTTACAATTAGCACCTACACAACTAAGATCGTTAGTTTCGCCAACTATATCTTGTTGCTCTTCAGGCGTAATTCTAAACTTAATTACTTTTTTCGATCTTTTATGTTTTCTTCTTTCTCTAATGACAGTGACTTCTTTCTTCTCCATAATAAATATCCTTAATGGTTAACTTTAAATGTAACCCTTTTAAACCACCCGCGACAATATTTTTCTTGAGTTGGACTCTTACTCATATAATTCATATAATGTTGGGCTTGTAATACATTCATCATTTTAAGTAATAAATCAATACGATCATTTTTCATATAAATATCTAAACATTTTAGAGTAGTAGGTCCTAGTACTCCATCATCAACCATATCTGGAAATAATTTTGAATTTCTGTTTAAGTAATTTAAACTTCTCTGGAGAAACTTGACAGCCCGAGTCACATTCATATTAACTCCGGTATCAAACATCTCATCGGCAAGTTCTTGATCTGGAATCTTGTCTCCTTGAAATCTATCCCAAAAAACTAATTTATAAAAATCGCGAACTAAATCTTGTAGTGCTTTTTCTCTTTCTAGATTCTTTGGGAAATTAGGAGATCTTTTAAGTCCATCAATAAGCCGCCACCCTACCCAATTTGGATGATATACTCTAGAAATACCTCTATAAGTTTCTTTACCAGCATCATCCGGATCATTTGAATATTTACCCTCATGACCCATAGTTGCTAGAAACGAACGTTCAAAATCTGCCATATTATATCCTCGTTCCAAGCCACATACGGCCTCGATCAATTCTTAAAGGTTTATTTTGCTTCATCTTCTATTTCTTCTACATCAATAACTAAATCCCCTTGTTCGTCTTTAATTATAACTTTTGATTTTACAGAATATTTAGGATGGTCTTTAATATACATAACTTCAAATAGTTGGCAAGCAAGATCATCTGGCAATATATATTTATCAAATTTTACTTCTTCTGGTTGATCAAATATTTGGTATATTAATTCAGAACAATAAAGATTTGTATCCCCGCGAATAAAACCATAATCATAATCCGTTCCTTTTGATAAATATTCTTCCGCTTTAGCAATGGCCGGACCAATTAATTCTGGTTTAGTACATCGAAGAATAGCGATACCATCACAACGCATAAATGTAAGAATGTCTTCTTTACATATACCATGACCAAGCATATGTATAACACTATTGTCTCCTACATAGATAGCAGCATGAGACCAATAACCAGGTACAAATATACTACCAATATAATGATTATATACTCGCAATAATACATCACCAGGAACCAATGTATCTAAAATTGACCTCATATCAGGACCTTTGATTTTATAGGACGACCCTCCCCATAAAACCATTCCACCCCAATACACTCTAATATCACCTATAAATCTAACTAATAGTTTCCACCATAGTTTATCATGAGCATATCTAGAAAAGTTGTCTAATAAACTCGACATAATAATTGCTCCTATATGCTTCTTGTCCTATGCATAGTTAGCATGCATCCGGCGCCCCAGTCATGATCGGGTTCGTTATCATCTATATTAACATGAGTGTTAGCAGTTATTCTTACTCTCATTCCATGTCCTAATTCTTCAGTGTCTGATGTTTTAAGAAGCAAGGCATTCTCACCCATAAGAATTAGTTCGTTAGCAAATACAGACATAGCAAATTCAACAGTGAATATATTATACCTACCATCTCCACCGGGAGCTGGGCTAATATTTTCATAAAGATGAGTAGTTTTATTATAATCTGCATTCCAATAAGCTGGAGGACGACCAAATTGAACGTCACCTGCCTGTGGCATATAAATCAAACCACCTCTAGGTTGAGTAAGATCACTAGTAATATCAACATTACTAAGTCCACCAGCAAGTTCTTTTGGTAATACAATATGAGGCATAGCAGGATTAACAAAATAAGGAGTATTTGTTGCCGGAATAGTAGGTGTAACAGTCGGTACTATTTCTAATGATATAGTGTCAAATTTACATCCAGTCCAAGTAACATAACCTTCGTGAATAAAACTTCTATTCTCTACAAAGTTAAAATCTACATACATAATTTGAGTAAGTGAATCTCCTATATGGTGATCAAACTTCATAGCTTGTCCGCCACCAACATCAGATACATATTCTGGATGATCCCCTTTTCCAGTAAAATGTATTTTAGTACCAATAGGCCTAGATGACTGTTGGACTCTTAATTTACCAGAGATATCTCTTAATTCTTCTTCAGTTAAACTATTAACAATAGTTGTTTTAGTTGAATCTATCGTATGACCTGAATTATTAGGACAAGCAGGAGGGCTTGTTTCTCCCCATGTCTCGTAGTACATCTGCTCTGTTTCACACCAAATTCTATACTTATTGAGTGTTATCATACTTATCTCCGTTAATCGTCATCATCGCCACCATCATCGCTTCCGCCCTCAGAACAACAACAAGAACCAGATTGATCTGGTGGTTCATTATCAGTTATTGAAGGCGAATATGTTAACTGAAAACAAGATATATAAACATTATCACTACCATCTTTCTTTGCTTGTAATTCAAAGATAGCTTCGTTTGATGGTAATAAATTCGAATCTAATGGTGCTTTTGACCATATATTAAAATCATTACCAAAATCTTTATTATGCCATTCAAATATTATATTATTATTAGTCTTATCATAAAGTCTAATACACCCATCACCTTCAGCTATTAATTTAACACCTGAGGGCATTCCTTGATTCTTACCACTAAATATAAATTGACAACCAATTCTAAAACTCGAAGAACTAAACTTCAAATGATAGTCGTTTGCACTATCTGCAAAAACAAAATTAATATCCGCAGGGCCACCATCTTCCTCTTGGACATCATCAGGATCTGTGCCGTCCTCAAACAATCCTGTATGATTAGCTATTATTCCTGCTAATACATCTTCTTCTTCTGATGTTAATTCTGTTTCGAAATAGATAAGACAATTATCATCGTCAATATTAGCTAATATATGATGTACGGGAGGAGTTATTGAATTTTCTGTATCTATCTGTTGCTGTAATATTGTGATATTTAAATCATTGACTGTTGGTAAACTTGTAAAGTCATCTGATATTGAGAATTCGTAATCATATAAAGCCATTTTATTATCCTAAATTATTTAGACTTAAAATAATCCCATTCTTGAATTTCAACCGATTCATTTTCAAAAATTTGCCCACCAGGAACACCTATAGTCCAAGTAGATTCAACATATTCACATTTACCACAAACATCACAAATTACTCCGGAACAAACTGGGATGCCATATTTCTTAAACATCGACTGGGCATAAGGACGAAGAGCGTTACGATGAAAATTAGTAGTTATAAATTCTCCGCCATAGATTTCGGCCAATTCCTTATAGACATAATTAATCTTAATATTTCTCATCGACTCTTTATATCGCTCACATAACCATACAAAATCTTCAACAGTCATTAGATGGTTATCTTTGTGAACAGCATAACTAACACCAAATTGAATACTTCGTTCTTGAAGAGAATCTAAAACTTTAAGAACTGTGTCTGTAGATGGTAATCTGGAATTATTAAATACACGTCGATGATTTCCTGATCCATCATAACTAACATCCAAAGCAAACCCAATTTTATATTCTTCTATGAGAGACAAGATTTGTTCGAATTGATCTAATTTTTTCGGATCAGATAGTACTGTTCCATTAGTGATTAAATTAATAGCAAATCCATGTTTTGTATAATGACCTTCTACATGATCAGTAGGTTTAATTTCATGACAAGAACGGATAAAAAATTCGACTAAATCCATTCGGAGTAAAGGTTCTCCACCAAGTAACCTAATAATAGAAGCTGTGTCTGGTTCTTGTTCTTTAAGATTAGTTAAGAAAGAAACAATTTCTTGTTCTGTTGCATCTTTTTGAGTTTTAAGATCTTTACGACATTTTGATTCATAACAATATTCACAATCTAAATTGCAGTGTTCTGTTAAAAAGAATATGCTAGTGTTCCCAGTATTTGTTCCTTTCCTCTTAGCGCAAATTTCACTTGGATTCATTTTATTCTCCTAATTCTAACATTTTACTTGAATATATAATACCTTCGTGGATGATTCATTTTTATTTTGATAAATTATAATACTCAACTAAATTAGTTCCGTAATTATCATCTACATATTTATAATCATCATATATCCAAGAAAATTTTTCATTATCTCTAGT